AGATTATTTAGGAAGTTGTAATATTCTTTTAAAACAGTGGGGTCTTTTAGAGGTCCCGCGGCAAGATACAGCCAACGTAGATATGCGTTTCTCGGTTATGTAATAATATGTAACCTTGATGTATCGGCAAAAGGAAGTCGTTGAAAGAATTGAGAAAAAATACACCCAAAGAATTCAATGCGTATTTTGAACCATTTGTGGGAGGAGGTTCCTTCTTTTTTGATTTGTTAAATGAAGGCTTATTGAGGGGAAAAAAGGTTTTGGTTAGTGATTTGAATGAAAATCTAATAAATTGCTACATCACAATAAAGAATTCCGTGGATGATTTAATAAAAGAACTCAAGAAAACAGACATATACAAACACGATAAAGATTTCTATTATAATAATAGAATAAGATTCAATGAAATAAAAGACAATGAAAAAGAAAACTATATAGAACGAGCAGCATTGTTTATATACTTGAATAAGACAGGTTTCAATGGTATGTATAGAGAGAACAAGAATGGAAAATTTAACATACCATTTGGAAAAATGAAGAACCCTAAAATATGCGACGAGGAACTTTTGACTGAGATTTCTCAAGAATTCAATCATCCATATAATTCAGGAATTGAATTTCTATGCTGTGGTTTTGAAGAAGCATTAAGCAAAGTATCCAGCAAAAACTTTGTATACATAGACAGCCCTTACGATAAAACATTCACAAATTATAATAAATTTTCTTTTGATGAAGAAAAACAGAGGAACCTCAAAGAAAAAATAGAAAACATAAAGGAATCATTCTTTTTAATTTCCAATTCAAACACTACATTGACAAATGAACTTTACGAGAAACACACTATAAATTTAATCCACGTCAAGTATTCTATAAGCAGATCGGCAGCAGAAAGATCTGATATAGTTGAGGAAATTTTGATAAAAATCAATTATTGATATATACCGCTCATCTTAAAAGTTTGGGACAGTTTTATTTCTTTAAATTCGGGGTCTCGTGGTTATAAAAAGTTGAAAAATAAATTCCTAAATTCTGGACAAATGGACAATCTGCCAGGAGAGTTGATTTTCAGTATTTTTGATTACTTGAAGAATTCGGATATTAAAAATTTTTGTAAAGCATCAAAAATTTTTGACAGTACCTATGAAGAATACAAAAAACATCAACAAATGTTTTTTCTGTTTAAAGAGAAAAGCAAAAAATTCAATCAAAAAATCATCACAGCACCTACGCAGGTTGGAAAAACTGGAGCGATTATTGAAATGGCGAATGTGCTCACGGGGATAGTCTTGGTCATCGGTCAAAATAGACGAGACCAGCAACTTCAAACAATGAGGCGTTTTTCAGAAAAGGGTCTTCAAATTCACAAAATCACTTATAACACGGAACCTGAAGAACTTCAACGATTATTGGACAGGGACGGAAAAATTATTCTTTCGGTGATGTACAATCATCAAAAAATCAAATTTCTTGACAAAATAATCAACAAATTGTCTGGATTTCCAGAGTACCATATCTTCAAAGACGAGGCAGATAGTTTAACCGGCGAACTTGCCAGTTTTTACTGGGTTAAACATATCAACAAGTTCATTTCCAGTAGCGATGAAAACCTTAAAATTAGGATTTATCACGTTTCAGCCACATATAAAAAATGTCTGGAATTCACAAAAGATGTTTTTACTCTGGCTGTTCCCGACGACTACAGACCTGTCAATGAATTTCACGAATGGGACTCTACCGTCGTCGGTGGTTTAGAACTCTTGATAAAAAAGGAAGTATTGTCTCTAAAAAAGGGAGAGGTGATGCTGTATTCTGTTAATAGTGTCCTACGTCAGTACGAAAGAGCAATTTTTCTATCAAAAGCCATCAAAGATATTATATGTATCACCTACAATTCCAAAAAAATCACAGTATATGATGGGAATACTACAAAGGTTTTTCCCAAAGATATTCATAAATTACTGGAAGTACTAAAAAAACAAACAAAACACGTGTTAATCATTGGAGGTTCTTTGATTAATCGTGGTATGTCGTTTTGTTCCAAGGGAGAAGATGGTCTGGCAGCAACTGTTATTTTTGTTAGCGGCTGCCTCAATTCCAATGCTGCTACCGTGGTCCAAAAAATCGGCAGAATTACAGGAACTGCGAGACCAGACCTGTCATCAAGACGAGTATATGCTCACCCCTCGGTACTTCGCAGATATACTAATTATGTATCCAATTTTGAAGACTAAAAAAATAAAAAAATAAAAAAAGAAAAAGCCCAAAGCATTATGCTCTGGGCTTTTTCGCGTTTTGTCTTGGGTTGTCTGGGTTGTCTTCTGGGGATTCTTAGAAGTAATTAAAAGAATCCGCCAAAGTACTTTGATTTTCTCTCAATTTCGTATGAGGCTTTGCCTTCCCATAATCAACCCCTATGAGAATATCATTGGAATACTTTTGGCAATGTGCTAAAATAATATCTAAATTTCTCGTGGCAAGTATACGATACCTGTCCATTGCTTCCTTGTGTTTATTTTTATAAAACTTGTCAGCAGGTAGATTGATGATAAAGGAATGGATATAATTGGCTCCCTTGTTTGCTAAAATTTCTGCGGAATCAAATATATCACGGTGATTTTTTATATTAGATACCACCTTTGTTTGCTTAGGGACATGTAATAATTCAAAATTTTGCCAAGAATCCATTTCCCTTTCCTGCATGTAAAGATAATCATATTCTAGGTCCCTCCTCAGTTTCAAAAGATTATCAGTTGTTTTAATTGCTTTCACATAAGAATCTCTATTGTATATTCTAAAATCCTTGATGCTGTCAAAGAAAGTAATCATATCTGGGTCAATATGGAAGAACATTGGAGGAGGTCTTTTTTCTTCCAGTAATAAACCATTTAATTTTATTTCAAGTTCATTGTTCATCACATCAGCACTAAATTTTACTTCATCGTCCTTGTAGTAAATTATAAAAAACCCTATAATCAACGCTATTAAAAAGGATATGTCTGCTCTAAATGCGTAATTAAAAAACCAGACCGAAATCACCAAAATAGCACCATATGTAAATTTATCTTCCGTCTTTATTCTTGTTATGTAATTACTTAAACTCATATTATATCAACACAATAATATATTTTCAACAAAATACCCTGAACCACGCCGTCATTATTTGTGTTAAAAACTACAAATAAAAATATATAGTATAATTAAACAATGGATATTGGAGAAATAGAACAAGAACAACTGGATTACATCAAGAGAAATGGAGTGTCGGTAGATGCTCTAGATAACTTCCCGGACCCTTTAAAAGCCCCTTTGGATGTTCCTGTAGTTCTTACAAAAGAACAAGAAGATAGAATTATCCAAGACATACGACAGCAATTGACCACTTCTGCTCCAGGTGTTAGGAAGGAGGCTCAGCCTTTAAATTTTGCTACTTTTATATCAACGCTGTCTAATTCGTTTGTGGGTATCATGGATGATTTATTAAAATTTGATGGAGACCTTGAAAACTTATCACAAATTTTTACAAAAAACAACCGTATGGTGTTCGTAGCCACTGTATTGATTATTGTTTCTTTGGCTCTTTTGTCAAATAGATAAGCATAATATGGATCAGTACTTGTACCATGAACAAGTCGTCGCATAAATATTTTTATATTGATAAATACTGAGTCCAAATAGTTCAAGAATATATAAAATAAATTATTTAAACATTATACAGTATAATGTTTAAATGTACTCTATACATCTTGTATTTATCAACAAATTTGTTTTGATGATTTTATACTTGCCTGAAGCTTCGCATATTATCAGTGATTTTTTTATACCAGTAGAATATGTCAGGGTTATTGGAAGCGTATAGTGCTATAGCATACGGGGACATTTCTGGTTTGAAAAATATACTGGACTCTGGGTTTGATATAAATGTATCTGGCGGAGAAAGTACCTTGCTTTCAGCAGCAGTAAATACTGGAAATATTGATATTGTAAAACTTCTTATAGATTATGACGCTGATGTAAATATACGGGACGGGGACGGGATAACGGCTCTATTCTCTGATGATAATGAAATTGAAATCTTAAAACTTCTCATCGATGCTGGTGCTGATGTAAATATACAAAAAGACAATGGAAAAACTGCCTTATTCTTTTCTAATTATGAAACAACAAAACTTCTCATAGATGCTGGTGTTGATGTAAATATAAAAGACAATGAAGGAAACACAGCCCTGACTTATACGGATCAATTTGATACTAATGTCATGAAACTTCTAATAGATTCCGGTGCCGATGTAAATATACAGGATAAACACGGAAAAACTGTTTTATTCTCCTTTGAAAATATTGAGGATGTAAAACTTATTATAGAGGCTGGTGCTATATTGAATATACAGGACAGGACGGGAAGAACTGCATTATTCTATTCTGATTACGACAAGGCAACATTTCTTTTACAGGCTGGTGCTCTTTTAAATATACAGGACAATGATGGAAGAACTGTCTTATTCTATGCTGATTATGAAATCACAAGACTTCTTTTAGACACAGGTGTTGATGTCAATGTACTGGATAACGATGGAAAAACTGCTTTATTCTATTCTAATTACAAGAAGGTAGCGCTTCTCATAGATGCTGGTGTTGATGTCAATGTACTGGATAAAGATGGAAAAACTGCTTTATATTATTTTTCAAAGAAACCAGATTATGAAAGCGTACAATTGTTAGTGTCTAACGGCGCAAATATCAATTTCTCAATCAATGAAATATCCAACCCAAAAATAAAAAAGTATTTAAGTATTCACAAAGACCTCTGGAAACGTACTGTACGAGAAAAGTTATTGGGAAAAATGAAAACAATATACGATTATCGCTCAGAAAAGGTTTGTGACGTCTTTAATGTCCTGGATAAAGAAGAACTTTCTATGGTAGCAAACCTCTACGGTATTGATGAAAAACTTTCCAGATTTCAAATATGTCAGAAATTAAAAGTTATTCTAGACGGTAAAATCAAAGAAAAGGAAGAAGCGTTAGGTACGTGTAATAATATGCAAACTGGAATACTCCAAACAGATATAAAAGACATTGATCCACGTAGTTTTTTCACCTTTGAAGAAAATGGAAAGATTTATTGCGAGGAAGTTGAAGCGCTGTATGAGCAGATATTCATCCATGACTCGAATAAAAACGCATTTACAAATCAACCATTTTCCGAAGACATGAAGAAAAGGGTCAAGAAACATTATACCATTTACATAAAAGACAAAATATCAGAAGAAACACCTCAGGAAACACTGACCGCTCTTTACGCCAAGTTACATGGATTTCTTTTTTACCCTGCCACGAATAAAAAATTTGAAGACAGCAACATCAAAGACCTGAAAAAATTTGTAGCAACTCTACCAGTACAGATACAGAAAGACTCTGATTTACTGGAATACAAGAAGAATATTATGAAGGGACTGATAGATTACATTGAAGACGACCAAGATATATCGGTACAGCCTGATGGAAGACGTATCAAAACTTCTGCTATTATTGTGACTCAATTATGGAACAACTATTATCAGTAATTTTTTTATATCTATATATTATATGGCTCAATTATTAGAAGTATATAATATTATAGCATCCCAGGATATTTCTAAACTGAGAAATATACTGGAAACTGGAGTTAATATAAATTTACCTGGAGGGGGTGTTACAGTGCTTTCAGCAGCAGTAAATACTGGAAATATTGATATTGTAAAACTTCTTATAGATTATGGCGCTGATGTAAATATACAGAACGAGGACGGATTTACAGTTCTATTCTCTAGCGATATTGAAATTGAAATTTTAAAACTTATTATCACTACAGGTGCTGATGTAAATATACGGGATAAACACGGAATGACTGCCTTATTCTTTTCTAGTTATGAAAAGGCAAAACTTCTTATGGAGGCTGGTGCTATTTTGGATATACAGGACATAGTGGAAGGAAGAACTGCTTTATTCTATACCGAGTATATTGAAGATGCTAATGTAAAACTTTTTATAGATTATGGTGCTGATGTAAATATACAGGATAAACAAGGAAAAACTGCCATATTCTTTTTTGAAAATATTGACAATATAAGTCTTCTTATAAACGTTAATGCTATTCTAAATATAAAAGACAAGACGGGAAGAACTGCATTATTCTATTCTGATTATGAAAAAGCATCACTTCTTTTATATAATGGTATTGATGCAAATACACGGGACAATGATGGAAAAACTGTTTTATTCTGCTCTGATTACGAAATTACAGAACTTCTTTTAGATACATGTTTAGGTGTTGATGTTAATTTACTGGACAATGAAGGAAGAACTGCCTTATTCTATGCTGATTATGAAAAAGGATCGCTTCTTTTATATAGTGGTATTGATGCAAATATACAGGACAATTATGGAAAAACTGCATTGTATTATTTTTCAAAGAAAGGAGATTTTCAAAACGTAAAATTGTTAGTGACTAAGGGCGCATCCATAAATTTCTCAATCGATGAAATATCCAACCCAAAAATAAAAAAGTATTTAAGTATTCACAAAGACCTCTGGAAACGTACTGTACGAGAAAAGTTATTGGGAAAAATGAAAACAATATACGATTATCGCTCAGAAAAGGTTTGTGACGTCTTTAATGTCCTGGATAAAGAAGAACTTTCTATGGTAGCAAACCTCTACGGTATTGATGAAAAACTTTCCAGATTTCAAATATGTCAGAAATTAAAAGTTATTCTAGACGGTAAAATCAAAGAAAAGGAAGAAGCGTTAGGTACGTGTAATAATATGCAAACTGGAATACTCCAAACAGATATAAAAGATATCGATCCACGTAGTTTCTTCACATTTGAGCAAACTGGAAAGATTTATTGCGAGGAAGTTGAAGCGCTATATGAGCAGATATTTACCCATGGCTTAACTAAAAACGCTTTTACAAATCAACCATTTTCAGAAGACATGAAGAAAAGGGTCAAGAAACATTATAATATTTATATAAAAGACAGGATATCAGAAGAAGAAAAGCCTCAGGAAACACTGACTGCTCTTTACGCCAAGTTGCACGGATTTCTTTATTATCCCGTCACGAATAAAAAATTTGAAGACAGCAACATCAAAGACCTGAAAAAATTTGTAGCAACTCTACCAGTAAGGATCCAGAAAGACTCTGATTTATTAGAGTACAAGAAGAATATCATGAAGGGACTAATAGAATACATTGAGGACGACCAAGATATATCGGTACAGCCTGATGGAAGACGTATCAAAACTTCTGCTATTATTGTGACTCAATTATGGAACGATTACTACGATTAGGTTTCAATTTCAAGGGCTTCAAAGGCTCTCCAACCTTCATTGGTCATTATTAATGTTTCGTTTGCTTTTACAGAATTCAAATAATCTACTTTTACGGTTTTTTCAATTCCATTTTCCATTATGATGATATCATCGTCCTCATCCAAGGTACAAGAATTTTTGTTTTTTGGAAAGACACAATGATGGTTTGATTCAATATAATCTCTTGATTTTTCAAGCATTTCTCTGCCTATTTGAGTGACTGATGCTGCTATTGGAGTATGACCTATACCAGACCCTAAAACACCATAAACAGAATTCATACTGATTTTATATGCGAGTTGTGTTTTGTTGTAAATTTCTTTTACATCCTTGTTCTCTTCCTTTTCCATTAATTTTTTGTATTTTTTTCTTTGGACTGCCAAATTTGCAAGAAGATCAGGTAGAATACTTGTAGTATTTTGAGCAAATGTATGGATTTTATCTTCAATTTTAACCTCCAGGTACTCTACCCCTGGAAGATGATTATATTTTTCGTCCATCACGATTGATGAAAAGCATAAGTTATGTGCTCTTATAATGGACGGGTACAACGATGCAAAATCCAATACCGTGACCGCAGTGAAATAAGCACCTTTCACTGGTTCAAATACGTGAGCACCTTTAAACGGTTCTCCAGTTTCGTAATTTAAATGAGGTATCAAGAATCCTTTTTCCATCGTATTTTTTGCAATTTGAGAAAGCGCCTTGACCTGTTGTCCTCTTTCAATCAAGTATTTTATAGGAACAAATGTTACATTGCTCATAGAAATCTGGGTCTGGGTAATTTTCAATGTATCCACTAATTTTTGAGGCAATAGAGTGTCCTTTATACAGTATTCTCCTATTTTTTTAATTTGAGCAGGGTCTCCTGTTTCATATGCTTTGAATATTTCCACCACTTTAACATCATTCTTTTTCTCCCCGAGATACTTTTCTGATATATTATCCAATTTATATGAATTTTCTTTAAACTCTCGTTTGATGAAAATTAGAATATCAAAATTTATCCTTCCAGGGATATTCAATCTACTGTAATCTGAAGTTCCGTAAGCAGACGATGAAAAGGTTGCTTCCTTTAATTCAGCCTGATAAAGACTTTTCTTTGAGCCGTCCTTTGACCAAGGAACTTCGGTTGATAACATCCTACTGATTTCGCAGAATTCTTCCAATACCCCGAGCATTTTTGCTCTTTTACACATATATTTACAATCAAACATATCACCATTGTATTGGTATAGAATATCTGGGTCCATCAAACTAATCAATTTCTTCCACTTTAACAAGAGTTCTTTTTCTGTTTCACATTCCCACACGACTACCTTTGCGTCATCTATCACATTACATTTCTTGAGGGTCAGTAAATGCTTCACTAAAAAGTCGGGCTCATTTTGCCTCTTGAAACAGGTGGCTATTTGATAAATTACATTTCCTTTTTTTTCTGGAACAGGGAATGGATAGTATTCCTTCCCGTTTTTTGTTTCTGGGCAAGAATATGTTTCTATATCATAACTTGCTTGTAAAAAATTAGCATTGCCATCTTTTTGAAATGGAACTATATCCTTCCAATTACATTTTATATTTATCTGGCAAGATGAAGTCTCTTCGTCTTCTCTTTCAACTCTAAATCTTTTTACATTTACCCAATTTGAAGGTTGGATATCGCTGGCGTGTAAAAATTTCAAAAGAGGGTCCATATTTGTTTCATACAGTGGATATTTGTCTTGTTTTTTTATGATGTACATGTGATTTTTCATTGATTTTTCTGAAAAAAACTCTAATCTTGCAAATCTAAATTTTTCATTCCCGTGAAACCCTTTGAAGTCTTTTTTCCTCATTATTTCTATCGTCTCTTTATCAAAACCTTCTTTGCTTTTACGATATACATCCAAAGATTCTAAATAGGCCAGAACATGGTCCGTGTTCCATTTATCTGGAATTTTTATATAAAAATACGGACGATAATCCTCTATAGTACAGCATACGGATCTTCCACAATCATCTACTCCAAATGCTCTCAATATAAACATTTCTTTGTCTTCGTCGTCTTTTTCATCAATCTTGAACCATTCCAAGCATTGAAATTTTAAATTTGTTTTTTTCGAGAGAACAACTGGATTTCTGTAAAATCCTTCCATGACGCTTTATATATAAGTTTTTATAATTCAAGGTTCTAACAGTTCCTTGAGTGCTCGTAAAAATTTTATTAAAATAAATATAAAGAGGCTCGAACAGTTCCGTTTTTCATTTTAATAGAAAATATACAAGTCAATGAGTTTTGACTTGATGTATCGGTCATGACAGATAGAATTTACAATTGTACTAATGTAATTCTTATATTTTAACAAATCGGAATTTCTCCCAATCTTCTGGTGTTTTATCAATGAACATGGCATTTCCCTGATCGCTGAGAACTCCATTCTTGGTCGATTTAATTGCATATTGCGAATCTTTATCCAATGCAGCAGAGAGCCATCTTCCGTTTTTACCGTCCCAGATATTTCCATCTTGCCCGAAGATGACCTTGCCTGATGGTGTCACAAACTCCAGATGCCCTCCGGAATTGGGCTTGATGGTCCAGTTACCGACCTTGAGCGCTCCGTTCACAGTCAAGTCTTTGGAGACTTCCAAGTGATTGTCCTTAGTCGACCTACATACCCCGTCGGCACACCAGATCAGACTATCCTTCGAGTGACCGCCGCCACCGCTACCTGCTGGCCCTTCAGGGCCTTTTTCACCCCTGGGTCCTGTAGGACCTGTATCGCCCTTATTTCCACTCTCTTGTTTTGTCTGTAACTGGCCCATTTTTTATACTAATGCAATATAAAAAAAATATATATTATAGCCATGACATCTACTTTCCATATAGGGACGCTATTTTAGAAGTATCTATTTCGCGTCTTGTTTTTTTTATGATTTTACAATTAATAGAAAATTTTGATATTTTTCAGTTTCTTGGCATCTTTCCATTCCTGGGGGATGTCTTTTCTTGGGATGCCGTTTCCTTTTACGTTGAAATATTTTAGATTAGGATGGTCTGATAGTTTGAATCCATTTAAAGATTTGGGCTCGAACAGTTCCACCTTTTCATTATAAAACCCTTTAGATTATAGTAAAACTACAATCTAAAGAAATAAAACAGTATATTATTATAATACATGACAGATGGTAAAGAAAAAGAATATCTCAGTGCTGGAGAGGCTTCAGCATTTACAGGGATTGGAATCCAGACCATTAGAAAAATGGCTGATACACAGGAAATTACATGCTATAAAACACCTTCAGGACACAGAAAGTTTAGTCGAGCAAGTCTTCAGCATCTGTGTGGAAAAAATACAGTTGATGGAAACAAACCCAGAATCAATTTTTTATATACTCGAGTCTCCTCTAAAAAGCAATTGGACGACCTTTCTAGACAAGTTGAATACGTCAAGCGATCCGAATATACTGACTATACTCTTATTCAAGACGTTGGTTCAGGAATTAACTTCAAACGAAAAGGAATACAAACCATTCTGGACCACTGCATACGAGGAACTATCGGAAAGGCCAATGTCTATAAACAAAAAACACCAAAAAGCACTACCAAGAAAACCAAGAAAACCGAGATTCCTGATCAATCACAGTGAACTGTTCGAGCCTAAAAAATTACAATTTATATACAGTACAACCAGCGTAATATACTCAATACTCGCCAAACATATCGTCCTCTCCTTCGGAAACGTTTCCTTCATCTTGGGATACGTTTCCTTCGTCTTCTAAGTCGTCTTCGTCGTCGTCTGGTACTATTTCACTTGAATTTTCTTCTACTTCCTTCTCAATATCTTTGTAATAAAGTTTATTCAAATTTTCAAGGGTAATTCTCAATTTTTCGTCCCCAGTTTCATGGAATTCTCCTTTAATATTATAGATATTACCCAAATTCATAGATAGTTTATAGGAAAAACGTACCAATGCTCTGTATTCTTTACCATCTTTCTTGCAGCCTCCTTTTAAAACCTCATCAACCTGACCCTTGAACAATAACATAGTATCCTTGAGTATAGGTTCTATAAAGGCTTTTTCTACATACGTTATGATTTCGTTAATTTTATCAATATACAGAGGGTTAGTTGCAGGTACTACTTCTACATTTTTTGATTGTATTTTTTTTGTTTTGCTTTTTATAAATTTGAATTTAATTACAACTGGTTTTGGGATTTCTGTCAGCATTATAGTTTTTCTTGATTTTTTTAGTTGCTTTTCCTGTAGGTACAGGTTTCTCATCCTAAGACCTTGAACTTCGGTAGAATTATCAATTGTTCTTTCCATTTTGTCTTTATTTTTGAATATTTTTTTTCAATTATTTTGTATTATATTCATATAATGAAAGAACTATTTACAAAAGATATTCAAACACACCAGGGTAAATTTTATGTGAAAAAAAAGCCTGAAACAGGAGGTATGGTCATCATAAAGGCTGATTGGTGTGGGCATTGTAAGCGTGCTCTTCCAGAATTAGTCCAGGTATCAAAATTAACAGGTTCTATTTTTCAAATCTACAAATTAGATGCTGATAAAAATAAAGACATTGTGAATTCAATGGGAATCACAGGTTTCCCTACTATCAGGTTTATTGAGACGGACGGGCAGATTACACAAGATTACAAGGGCGCCCGTGATTCAAAATCTATCCTGGATGAAATCTGTACAAAAGCTAGGAAATGTTATGGCGGGAGATAACAGTTCCACCTTTTCATTATAAAACCCTTTAGATTATAGTAAAACTACAATCTAAAGAAATAAAACAGTATATTATTATAATACATGACAGATGGTAAAGAAAAAGAATATCTCAGTGCTGGAGAGGCTTCAGCATTTACAGGGATTGGAATCCAGACCATTAGAAAAATGGCTGATACACAGGAAATTACATGCTATAAAACACCTTCAGGACACAGAAAGTTTAGTCGAGCAAGTCTTCAGCATCTGTGTGGAAAAAATACAGTTGATGGAAACAAACCCAGAATCAATTTTTTATATACTCGAGTCTCCTCTAAAAAGCAATTGGACGACCTTTCTAGACAAGTTGAATACGTCAAGCGATCCGAATATACTGACTATACTCTTATTCAAGACGTTGGTTCAGGAATTAACTTCAAACGAAAAGGAATACAAACCATTCTGGACCACTGCATACGAGGAACTATCGGAGAAGTTGTGGTCGCCCACAGAGACCGGCTTAGCAGATTTGGCTATGACCTCATCGAAAGCATTGTCGACAAGGCAGGTGGAAAAATTACATTGCTTGACGTCCCAGAAAATAAATCTTCGGAACAGGAACTTGCAGATGACCTCTTATCCATTGTCCATATCTTTAGTTGCAGACAAATGGGAAGAAGAAATTACAGAAAACCCAGTAAAGTTCAAGACACTTGCTGTGAAAGTGCAGATGTCAAAACAACAGAAGCAAATATATAAGGAGCAGTACGGTTGTTTTAGATACGTGCATAATCAAACTCTTGATCGAGTTAAAAAACACGGAGAAGAGCCTAACTTTCAAGACCTTAGGAATTTGCTGGCGACCAAGGATACTAAAATGCATAGCAATACTTACAAGTATCACATGCTTTGCATACAAACTGCTAAAAGAAAAGAAAAGGCGATTGCCTTCAAAATTCAAGAAGAGGAAAAGGAGTTCAAGAAGAGAATATCAAAAGACAAACAGTTATCAAATGAAGAAAAGAAAATACTAAAGAACTCTTTTAAAACCCCAGTATCTTATGCTGTGGATGCTAGTGCTGTATTTTTAAATTATACCACTGAAATAACAACTTGGATACAGGATATGCTCCTAAGAAAAACAAACCAGGAAGTCCTTGTAGAGGAAGAAGAAGCACTTCTTGAAAAGGCATTAAAACCAATTCCATCAAGGAAAAATCCATATGTAAGCAACTGGGAAAGAGAATTCCATTGCAAACTGCGTTCAAATGCAGTTAAGAAGGTATGCGAGTCTTACAAAACGGCGATAGCAAACTTTAAAGCAGGGAATATCAAGTCTTTTGATATAAAGTACATGTCATCCAAAGAACCCAGAAAATGCATTGAACTTGATTCATGCCAGCTTAGTATTAAAAATAAAAACATTCATATTCCCTTATTCAAAGGATGTCCAACGTTGAAAGTAAGCAAAAAAATGGCAAAGAAACTAAATGGTATCCAGATAAAAAACAATTGTGATTTTGTCTGCCAGAAAAACAGTTATTGGATTCTGATACCCGTAAAAATCAAATTATCAAAGTTGGATATCGAAAAACCAAGATACTGTGGTGTCGATCCCGGTATAGTAAAGATAGCAACGACATTTGGAAATGACGGAATAACTGAATACACCCATAACAGAGAGTTATTGCAAAGGTACAATCTAAAATTAACCTTTCTCAAAACAAAAAGAACCTTGGGGAGAGTCCGTAAAAAACAACTCAACAAAGTTGAAAAAAAGAAAATAGATTATACTAATCAACTTCATTGGAAACTGATAAAGTCGTTGTTAGACGAGAACGACGTTGTTTTCTTTGGGGATATCAAGAGCCACGATATCGTCAAAGATGGAAACAATTCATCCCTTAACCAGGAATTCAATGATTTGAAATTCTATATATTGAAACAACGTTTAATATACAAGTCTAAAACCAGAGGCAAGAAGGTCATTCTTGTAAATGAAAAATACACTTCTATGACTTGCTCTGTATGTGGAAACCTCAAACAAATGACTGATAGAATTTACAATTGCAAAGGCTGTAAAACCACTGTAGATAGGGACATTAACGCCGCAAAAAATATATTAATGAGAGGTATTCTGTGTATGTAAATAAACATAATACAACCGTCTTCGTTCATTGGCGGTTACGGAACCGGATAATCCATCAGCCAGATGGCAACGACACGTTGCATATAAGATATTAATAGTATCTAATAGAGATTATCAGGGTTTTTTGAACGGAGATAACTGTGTCTTTTCTTGTAATTTTTTATTGATTTGTAATTGTAATGCGCAAGGTACTTGCTATAGATATAGGGATTAGAAATTTAAGCATGTGCTTGATGAGCTGCACTGACCCCAATGATTTTCAATCATTTCAAATACACCTCTGGGAAACAGTAGATACATTGGAAGCAGATGACCATCTATGCGAGGCTATTCAAAAAAATGATAAAATATGTAATAAAAAATGCACGTACAAGTACAAAAATGACCTGGAATGGACATATACCTGCAAGACCCATTACCCAAAAGATAGACCCATTGAAAAGGCCAATAAATTCAAGAAAAAATTGATAAAGGATTACCTTCTTCAAACCATTTCAGAAATAGTATTAACAAAAATACAAAAGTATCACGATGATAACGTAGAAGAATTTGAAGAACTAACAAATATAGTGATAGAACTTCAGCCTACGCTTAATCCCAGGATGAAGTTCATTTCTCATATAATTTATGGAAAATTGGTTGAAATATACATGAATTCCAAGGTTATGATACGTTTCGTGAGCGCATCTATAAAATTAAGGGCATATACTGGTCCCTGTATAGAATGTAAGTTGAAGGGAGGGTATGCAAAACGCAAATGGCTGGCAATACAATATATACGATGGTTTTTGGAAAATAAATTTTCAGAACAAGAAATGAACAAGTGGCTTCCTTATTTTGAAGGGAAACTTGTAAAACCTGATTTATCTGATACAAGTTTGATGTGTATTAATGTTTTAAAAAAGTAAATGAAAAAAGCCCAGTAGAATTTTCTACTGGGCTTTTTTTGTATTTTTCGTGCTTTTTTTGTATTTTTCGTGCTTTTTGGTGCTTTTTTTGTATTTTTCGTGCTTTTTTTGTATTTTTCGTGCTTTTCGGTGCTTTTCGGTGCTTTTTTTGTATTTTTCGTGCTTTTTTGTATTTATTTTTTATCAATGATATATTTGAATACGTGAGATTTATGCTCTGATATCACAGTAGTTATCTTGGAAAGGGTATTTATACTGATTGAAAATTTATCGGATAATGTTTTTTGAGATATATCCAAGTCCATTTCAAGTATAGTAAAAAACAAACATCCAGCAGTAATATTTTGGGGTATAGAACCATCCAAGATTCCGAGGCCCTCCACTGCATTGCATATTTTTTTAATAGTACCTTGAATTTTGAATGAAATTTCACTATTTTCTAAACACCCGCAGTAAGAACTTACAAAATCAACGGCGCTTACAGTATCTTGCTCCTGTTTCATTATCTTTGTATAAATTTTTGTACAACTGTTAAATGTAGATACATCAACCTCCATTATCATACTTATTTCTTCGGGTGTTTTTTTTATATAGTTTTTTTTACAGGCAAAATATACACACGCAGCAATAAGTCCGTCCCTAATCCTTCCACGGTGAATTTCTTTTTTCCCATCATTTCCCTTCTTTGCATCAAGTTTTTTAAAGTTTGAGATAGAATCTTGAATTACATCAGTTTGAAAATAACCCTCAAGTTTTGATTTCATATCATTTGATACCTGAAACAATACTTTTTCATCATATGGCATACTATTCCAATTGCTGATTTTAGCAAGCCTACCCTTCCCAGATATCGTAGTTGTACTACTATTCGGGAATAGAAAGTTTGCTTTTGTAGTAGAAGCATCTGCAAAATCGCAATATTCAGGGACACTATCAATAACTCCCATTCCATCAACTACTCCACACTCTATGCACACAACACATCCTTCAAGATCGATGAGATAAGATTTATCGCAACATCTTTTAAAATCACCCGAAACCTTTGAGCTCATTTCAATATCAAAATCTTTCCACACATTATCATAATCCATTTCAATTATTACTTTGGAAAATTATTTTTCAATTTTTACTTGATATATTCGCGAATGTACAAAAAATTATACACGTGATACACGGTTGCCGTCATTACCAAGAATAAACCTATTTTTTTAACGAGAGTAGGGTCAATTCCTTTTAAAACTTCTGGGTAAATGGCAAAATAAATCACTGGAAAAAAAAATAATACGTGAGCAAGACTTGCTGTTTCTCTATAGGTAAGATCCATATAATATGGAATATAAAATAATTTCTTAAAATAATTTCCATATTTCCCAAAGAACCTTACAGTCAATCCTGTTGTATTCTGCTATACTATTGATTATTTTGGAATCTTTGCTCTCAAGGTACTCAATGTATCCTACCATCGCCGATACTCCGTCAGAGTATTTACTTGATGTATTCCATTTTGATTTTATGAGACCGCTTTTGTATAGGGCACCAGCCACATCCTTTAGTTTAAATGTGCTACATCCCTTCATAACAATTTCAGAATCTACAAAAAATTTATAGAGGTCAAAAAACACCAATGGTCTATTTAGGATTATATCGTACTTTTCAACCATTTCCAATAGATATCTTTTTTCTATACTTGTCCAGTGATAGAGTACAGGGACGTTGTAAGCATCTATAAAAGATATAAATTCCCTGACAATTTGTTCCTCTTCTTTGAGGGTATGGGCCACCCAAGATTTGAATTTGAAATTACCTCTTTCAATGTACCCGCATCCAATATTGAATATATAACTTTTATCATTGCTTTTTGGAAAATCTAAAAAGTCATCATAAACACTTGTCAATATTTCAAAATCAATGAATAAAGGATTTCCCATCTGGACCATCTTTACTCCCTCAGGTATCCTTAGTTTTTTTTTATTTTTAACAATATCTCCAATCAACTTGGAAGGGTATATCATCTCATCGTATGTCATTAACCCCATACCATGCATTTTATTTCTATACATTGGACTACACCTCCACACACTGGTTATCTCCTTTGATGACTTGGAAATCTTTTTTTTAACATTTCTCCAGGGAGCATCCATTGTATTTTTCATATTTGGGAAAATATCCCTTCCAATGATGTACTCTTTTTTTAAAACTTTTTCAAGATGAATATCAGCCTCCATTAACAAAGTATCAAATGAATGAATGTTTCTTGCGAGTAAGAAAACATTATTATGAGTTTCTTTATCAAATTTGTATTTTCTACCGAGGATATAACTGCCATCAATTTTTATATTTTTTCCAATCTCGTTGGTCAATAACCAGTTCTTGAATAGATAATATTCTTGTCTTTTAGTTTTACATATATTTCTATCGGAATCCAAATCCAACGAAGAGTACTCTACCGTGAATAGAGAATATCCTTCTCCTGTACAACGTTCGTCATTTACAAATGTTTTATCAAGGTATTTTGTTTTTACTATTATATCAACCATTCCTCTTTCTGTTTTAACTTCAAAGATACCATGCCTAAAAAACTGCTTTATACTCTGTTTGAATTTTGATTTATTTGAAGCAATGTACCCTGACAACGAACCTGGATTTTTAGGTTTTTCGGCTGAACCAGATTCAAAACAATCCAGTATAGGGTCGCCTATTATAAAATTTTTATACCTTTCAACGGAGCTCATAATATACGTGTATTTTTACTTCTAAATCACTTCTATTCTATTTCTAAATCTAAAAAATCAAAGAGGTACAAGTTTTTTTTAGATTTTGATTGTTTTTTTATTCGCCGAGGAAATCAACTTCAGAGTCTGAGGTATCGCTATCGATAAATTCACATTTATTTACAGTCTTTTCGATGGGATATACCTTCACCTGTAGTGCCTTGAATGATAAACCAAACTTTCCATTCATAAACCACAGACCAATACATTCCAAGATAACTTCAACCTTTTTCTGTCTCGGTAAGAGAGCAAGCGCAAAACTTTCACCTCCTGCCTCTTCAATATTGATACGAGGTAATTTCCCTTCTTCGTCTGGCTCAGAGTAAAACATATCACATTTAATTTTTGATTCTTGTGTGATTATTTTTGACTTCAAAACTGGTGGAAATTGAGGATTGGAGTATTTCACGCAACTGGTGTATAACTTTTTAACTTCTTCAATGGACAGCTCAGGGTAATGCTCTTCCTTTACCTTTTCAATGATAAAATCATCTAATTTTTCAAAAGACTCTACCAAAGCATCGTTGTTTTTGAAACTTAGGTCAAAATTATACTGAACCTTGCTTTCATAAAAAGTATTCTTGGAAAGACCATAGGCAAGTTCCATCTTGGGAAGTTTCAATAGAAGAGGTTTCTTGTCGAGATATACATATAAAAATTTACTCTTTGATTTTGTTTTTTGCTTAGATAGTGCGATGTTTTGATAGTCGATGTTTTCAAGCGTAGTCATTTTAATATTAGTGTAAATATATCTTTAAATATAAAATATATTATTATCATAGGTATAATGAACGAAAGGCTCTTTTCAAAAATGCTAAAAAACACATTGGAAAAATGCTAACTGTTTTATTTCTTTAGATTGTAGTTTTACTATAATCTAAAGGGTTTTATAATGAAAAGGTGGAACTATTGGAATTTCTATAAGAGACTATGAATAATTCTACTGCTTATCAAAATGAGGTTTCATATACTTTTGGAGGTTGAACATATCGTAGCCGAAATTTTCTTTATCACTTCTCAACTTATAGATAGCAGGACCAAACAAAGCCGCCAATTTTTCATCTGGCAAATAAATACCCTTGTTCTCTGGGTTTTTGAGTCCAGCCTTCTTTGCATATTCGCTGATTAGAATAGTTACCTCTGGTCTTCTAAATTTCGTGTCGGGGGATACCTCAAGAAAAGAGGCAAGTTCCTTTGAAATAGAAACCAAAGCATTAAATCCATGGTTGGACGAACCAGGGCTTCGGGGCTTAGATTGCTTTCTCTTTCTTTCCTTACGGTACAGGGAAGAGATATTCTTAATCTCGTGGTCAATTGCCTTGAATGCCTTTACGTTTTCGGATAAACTTTTCTCCAAATCATGTAAAACTGCTTTTAATTTTTCCAATCTTGAACCGACGTCGGGCACAGCAACTTCAGGGACTTCAACAACTTCGGGGACTTCAACAACTTCAGGAACAACTTCAGGTTGGGTGGCAGATGCTTTCTTAGATACTTTAGTTGGTCGTGGCATATTAGTATATAATTATATTATATTTTTTATCTTTAAACGCAGTCTGATGTGCCTGCTTTTCACATCGGGATTGTAAAAGAAACTAAACTACCTGATAAATCAGTATGTTCTATAGCGACATTTCCACCAAGTAAATTTGCCAATTCTTTTGCTATAGGTAATTCTAAATTTGTCATTAAATCTGAATTTTCATCTACATAATCAAGCAATTTTATTTCAAGAGGGGATATACGATTTCCAGTGTCCTTGACGTAAATTTTAATCTGGATGTCTTCCTCCATTATTTTTACAGATATAAAACCATTGTCAGTGCGGTTTATAGAACTATATATCATATTCACTATCACCTGTATTAATTTTTGATAGTCAGTGTATAATACTTGATTACTCTCTGAAAATTGAAGTGTTATGTATTTTTTTTCTATCCTTGATTTGACTATTTCCTTGATCTCTTCTGTGATTTCATTAAAATTCATTTTCATGGAAGAAACTCTGCCTGTGTTTCCAGTAATCAAGTTAAGATATTCTATCAAATCATTATTAGTCTTTAGAATGTCAAAACTATTTTCCTTCATTATTTTAATATAATCGTGCTGCTCGCTCGTCATATCAGTTCTTGATAGCAGATTTAACATCTTCACGACGATTATCAAAGGATTTTTAATTTTTTTTGATAATTCCGTCGCAAACCTTTTTTTTATTCGTTTTTCAATGCTCCTTGGTGGTCTTTCTATGAATATTGTTTTAACGCCATTAAAGTCTTTGTAAGTTGCTATACAATCCAAGTGCCTTCCATTCAAAACTATCTCTGCTACGGTCCTATAAAAGCACTCTGAGAAATTTTTTATGAATTCCTTTATATTTTTTCCAATGATATCCCCGGGTATAGTATCGAACTCTAAAAGATCGACCGAAAAACATTCATTCATATCAATTATACGATGAATTTCATCTAATACTATTATGCTTGTTGGTATCTTTAGAATATCTTCCAATTCCATATCATATATAGATATAAAAAAATATAAATTTATTTATATTTTTTTAAATGAGTGATTAACTTCAAAGAGGTAAAATGCTCCTGGTAATTTTATTATGAAAGTTCTTTGAGTACAAAGAATAAACCTCCTGCTAAAATGGCAATAGCGATATTAATGGAAACGACGCTATAATCCTTTGTGTAGGGAATTGTCTGGATAGTAGAAAGAAAGAAGGGATTGCTAAACAAAAATACCAATAGAGAAACAAGGACTGGTTCTTTAATTTTTTCAAAAATCATCGCGATTGTGCCAGCGTCTGTTTGATAATCTCCCTGATTTTCTTCATCCTCTTCGTATTCTTGGTCCTCTTCAGGGACATTATCAGGAACTGCTTCAATTGGCAAGTCTTCGATTGAGGTTGACATTATATAGTCAAGATTGATAAAAAAAAATTGAATATTTAACTTGTTTTTCTAGGATAAGTTAAATATTCAATTTTTTTTTAGAAAGGAATACAAATGAGCATTAATAACTGTATAGCCGACCAAGGCCCAATTGTATCTACGCTCTTATTCGGGTTTTTATTTTTAGTAAGCGAAGGTCTTCCATTTCTAGGGACATTGGAAGGTAATGGTATAATTCACGAAATAATTACAGTCGTTAAAAAAAGAATTTCTTTAAATAGATCCCATTCTATGCCAGTAGATGATATTGTATAATATCAACATCCAAAACAATTTTCTTTTCTTGCACGTATATACATAAAACCATCCTCATTGCGATGTACATTATATAGACTTTTTATAGGAACATGATGGTTCATCATCTGATTATTTTCTGATAATATAAATATAGATTGTGTATGGTCCATTTTTGTTTTCTTTCTTAACACAGATATCAACATTGATAAGTCGTTGTCGTCGTGAATGAGGAATTTACAGCATTGCATTTCATCAAAGTATGCATTGCAAATTATAGGAATTTTCCCGGGATATTTTTCCATTATATCCCTGGATTTTTTAATTCTATCAGCCAGTGATAATAGATCTTGTGACATATATTATATATATTATAGCACAAGAATATAATTTTATTTTAAATTTTTCATAGCAAGAATCAATTTATCATACGCCTTTCCGCCGATTTTAATATTTCTATTTGTAACTGGGTTTATTACATGCGTACATTGTATCGGTGGTTTACCTTCAAGTCTCTTGACATTAAACATAGATGATGTATTTTTTGTTTTTTTACTCAAACTCTTTACTTTAGTTTTCTCAATGATTGAAAAATAAACGCTCTTTTTAATTATATCTTTAAAAAATTTTTTAATACCTCTTGATACCATCATTGTTCTTAGGGGTTTTTTTGCCATGTCTGTTATGGTGATAATAGAAGAACCCTTTTCACTTATATTCGCTTCTAGTTCCGCCATCGTCACTACAAGAGCATAGTAATCCATTGATTTTCTTACGTAAAGAGGCAAATCTCCAACGTCTCTAGAGCCTTCTGGCATATAATAAGGAGTTCCTGAATTATCACACATTATAGTATCACATGAAATACCCAGGTCAATCAGTTTTACATTTAATTTATTATCAATCATGATATTTCCAGGTTTAATATCCATATGAGAAATACCGATAGAATGTAATTTTTCAAGGGCCTTTGAGAGTTGTCTTGCGATATAAAGAAACTGGTCTTTGTTGATCTTTTGATGAAATTGGAGCAGTTCTGTTCCCTCGATCATGTCCATTGCTAAGAAAAATTTCCCGTCCAGTACGCCCCATCCGTCTAGGCATATATATTTTTTACATATTGCCTTTGTCTTTAACAAGATATCTATTTCCTTCTTGAAATCAGGATTAGTATCTTGATTTATTTGGAATTTTATAGCAACAAATTTATTTGTTAATTTATTAATCCCTTTCACGACCTTTCCATACCCACCTTCACCCAGCACAATATCAGAAACTTGGTAAACATTATCAAAACTATATTTTTTACCATTGAAACTTACAAAATCAGTGTCTTTATTTTGTTTCATTTTATATATAGATATACAATCCAATATAAAAAAATATTAATAATATTCAAAGTGAATATTTTCAACCGGGCTCGTGATGGAAATTTTTTTAATTTTATTATTGAGATAAGGACAGTCTGTAGGCTGTACGGGAACAGGAACAGGAACTGGTTGTGCTGGGACTGGTTTTGGTTGTACTGGTGCTGGGACTGGTTTTGGTTGTACTGGGACTGGTTTTGGCTGTACTGGTGCTGGGACTGGTTTTGGCTGTACTGGTGCTGGGGTTGGTGAAGGTACTGTGGTAGATGTGCTTGTCCATGGTTCTGGGTTCCAGGCAAGTTGAGAAATATGCTTGGTTTTGCATACATATAAAACGTCTTGGTGGCTTGCTTCATCCCGTACCTCGTATCTCGTGAAAGGCGTCCATTTTCTGACAGGATTAGGAACTGGTACAGGAGTGGGAACTGGTACGGGTCTGGGAGCGGGTACAGGAGTGGGAACTGGTGCCTTTGACATGTTATCAAATATGACTTTTGATAAACATCTATCCGGGGTTTTGGAATCTCCAGAAGCCTCCCATACAATTATACCTTTTAGACCATGTTTGATTACATAATCACATTTTTCCTTTACACTTCTTGGATTATCATAAGAATTCACGATATTTTTTACAGGATCATACGAATATGCTGCTTGTGCTTCTTCATCGTACAATTCTCTGGCACCTGGTCTGGGTAAGTCTTTATAATCTACAATTCCTCTTTCCCAGGAAGTATCAGTACTTCCGCCCGAACTATCCATATTCATCCCAGAGGTATTTGAAAATCCACGGGAATAGTATGCTACTCCGATTACCAGTTTATTTGCAGGAACTCCCAATTTTAAAAATTCCTGTACGGCTGCATGGATACTAAATGGAGTGTCATTAGCAGGATATACGTTAGTGTGATGCGTTGATTTTGTCATCCCCCAGGCACCGTCTGCGAAATCATATGTCATTATATTAACTGTATCAAGATATTTTACAATCGCTGCAATTGGAAGAATACTTAATTTCTTAGGGTCGGCCGTACTGCACATTGATATTTCATAATGGTTCATCCCATTTCTATCAAGCTTTTCTCTCATCATCTTCAAAAACACAGCGAAATTTTCAGGGTCTTCTTTGCGGGTAATATTATCAGGTAGTCCATAAGATTCTCCTTCTGGAGAAATATACTCCCAGTCAAGGTCTAGTCTATTGAAAATAGGATATTTTTTAAACAAATTAATCACTTCATTAGAAAAGGCCTCTCTACTCTGCTGGTCTTTTAAAGATTCTGAAAAATTCTTGCTCCAAGTCCATCCACCGATAGAAAGTCCAAGATTAAACTTTGCCCCAGAATCTCTCAATTTTTGAAACTGTCCAAAATTACCGTACATGGCACCTTCTGGAGTATTCCAGTTATCAAGAGGTCTTAGTCCTTTAGAAGCATCTGTAAAGCGTTGGTCGGTATCTGCCCATGCATCTCCAGTAGTAGGAATATAATTTCCGTTTGTATTTTGACGAAGGTCATAAAAAGCATAGTTTATGTCGCTGATATACTCGATTGGGATGTCTTTCACTTGATAATTTCTACCATAAGTAGACCAATTTGTATGATAAACAATCAATTTTTTATCACTTGGCCATTTGAAAATAGCGGTAGACTTTGCTTCAACATCCGATGGAATATGATTGATTGGTGGCATATAACATATGAAGTTTCATACCTTTAAATCGTACATTTAAAAGTATTTTTTTTCTATACATAATGTATATGAAGTATTCCGATATTGATTTCAACAACACAGGAAAACCCTTGAAATACTATACTAAAACTTTAGAAAAGGATGCATTTCACGTGGATGGATTTGGAATTTCAAATGTTGCCCTGGAATCCAAACTTCAAAGATCCGTAATGACAAACTACAGGACGCCACAAACACTTGGAACTCTACCTCTTCCTACCACAGCAGGTAGAAGCGTCCAGAATCCCTTGATTCCACCAGAAGTACTGAGAACAAATAAATCCTGTCAACCATCCTCTGATAATTTTTATAATCGTTCTTTTCGTATCTTTGAAACCCAGCCAGACATTGGAAAACATGTACAGGCAAGTATCGATTATCGTCAGGGCACCAGTAGTAGAGTAGAAAACAAGGAACCAGCCAAGAACCAGTCAAGAAAATAAATTCATTTATAAAATAAAAATATTTTACTTCAGTATCAGTATATATAAAAATAGAATTTATTGAAATTTTTTTATATACTAATTATAGCCATGGGATCTGATATAAGTAAACTAACTCCAGCCGGCGAATGATATCAAGCAAATATGCAATCAGACAATTGACCAAACAACACCAACACCAGCACCTATAGTACCAGCACCTATAGTACCAGCACCTACAGAACCTGTAGAACCTGTAGAAACTTCATCGATTTCAGTCATTTCTATAGCAGTCATGGTAATAATTTTTATAATCCTGATGTTATATATATTTTCTTTGTTATAGTTCTTTAAAGAAAATCATCACTTTGAAATTAAATTTATAAATTCATCGTCGTCAGAAAAGACATGAATTTTTCCTAAACTATCAATGATATATACATTGTAATCGCTGATATTTTTTTTCCTCACGTGAAACTCTGATCCTTTGTTGAAATCTTCAAATGGCCCTGCAAAATTTAATACTCTTTCTGTAATATTTTTAATGAAAGCGCCTTCATAGATATATGCAAATTCAACTGTATTATTTTCTTTAATATATCCGGTAAAATTTACATATTTTATACATTCTTCAAAATTATTAGTTTCACATGGACAAATATACTGCTTTGTACCCTTCTTGTACCAGACCTGAATATTTGTATCTAAGTAGGACGGTTCAAAACTGGACATGTAATAAGAAAGGGTTTTATCATATTCATTGCCCATTATACTTGTCTTTAATATTTTATTGATGATTGTTTTTCTTCTAAAAACTTTAAGAATATATAAAATTATATACTTCAACATATATACTATTATATGAATATATTTTAAAATTATTCTATACACCTGTATATTTTGTGTTTATCAACAAATTTATGCTGAGCCTTTGCGCTGGACTGAAGGGATTTTAATTTGTTTTCTTCCAATACTATTTCCATTTGAGAAAAACTTCTTCTTTCAGTTATCTCTGGTACAGATGACCTGCTTGAAATTGCTTCCTTTATTTTTTTCCTGGACATTTTACCAGTGTCTTTTTTGTGTTTTCTTGAAAGTTTATCGATGGTTTTACTGTCTAACTTTAATAACATATCGAGTTCAGACTGATTTATTTTAGGTTCCTTTGAAGACTCTGGTTCGTCCGTAGAATTCAACATAGTTCCATCCTCGCCTGTATGAACATTTATATACACTTCGAGTTCGTTGTATGCTATGGGACCAGTATATTTTAAAAGTTCATTGGATGTTTTAGTCTTTTTCAATTCGCTGAATAATACATTGAATTTTTCACGATTAAATTTTCCTTTATTGGAAAGACTATCTCTAAATTTTGTATCATATGTATTATCTATAGGAGAATATGAAGTGGATAGACCAGAAACTCTTTTTATTGTATTTTCAAAATCCCTGTCGAGGGTATCGTCGTGGAAAAGCAAGTCCCGATCTGTTTCAAATAAATGTAAATTGTTCTCTGGATTTTTTTTCACTGGTAAAATATCTTCCTTTGACTCTTCTTTAAGTTGTATGTGGCTTTTTTCCTTCTTCATGATGTTCCTGATAGCAAATTTATAACACTTGTGTAAAATTTTAAATTCAACCTCCGTTTTTCCCATGGTCTTGTCTGGGTGTAGTAACAGAGATTTTTCCTTGTATGCTGTTCTTATTTCATTTTTATCCTGGCAAAAATCAGATACTCCTAAAAACTCATATGCGTCAATGTCGTACTCTTCAAGGAACCCCATTACTACCAAAGGTTAAAATAAAAACTCGGAAAAGTCGCGACGCAAAAAACCCCATAACATTTTTATGCTATGGGGTCTCTTTATTTTTTTTGGTTTTTTTATTTTTTTTGGTTTTTTTAATTTTTTTGGTTTTTTTAATTTTTCTTAAACACATATACATTGTTCATGAACGAATAATTTACTTCAGTGGCGTTCAATGAATTACCGTGTTTTTTCCATTCTTTGTAGAATTCAGAAAATTCCTGGAATTTTATCATCTTAAACCCTGCTTTTACAAACTGATCAATCAAATTTTTCTTGGGAACTAAAAACTCTACCCTCGGTTTATTCAATACACTGTCCTTGATAAAGACGGATATTCTATCTCCCTCAACTGGTTCAATTTTTAATTCTGGACCTTCTATCGGGACCACTCTTTCATTGTCAAGTAGAGTAAGTATAACCACGGAGCCTTGCTTGGTGTTGTTTTGGATGCTTTTTATGATATTTTCAGGGCTCTTGTAAAAATAGTGATATGCAAAATTACATGATACCATATCAAATTTTATACTTGAACTAACCTCTTGTTTTATGAGGTCCGTATGATGTAAATCTATGTTAAAATTTTTATAGATTGCTTTGCTTAAAAAGTATTCTTTACGGCTATTTGCATTTTTTATACTTTCAGAATCAAGGTCATGGCCCTCTATGTATTTTATATTATTATCAATATACTTTGAGAAATCACCTCCTTTACCACATGCAAGGTCAAGTACAGAATTACTTGGATACTCTGAGATAACCTTTCTCTTGATGTAGTTATGGAACCGTCTCATATCATACAGAGCAGATTTTTTCCTGGACAGTGTAGTTGCTTTCATTTCAAATGGAGTCTCTACTGCTTTCCAGTTATCATAAACAACGGTTTCATAATTTGGGAAATCCTTATCTGGACGAGACTTTAGTAAATTCCATTTTCCATCGTGATAACACTCCATCACCATCCCAGACTCTTGTATATTTTCAAGTATTATTTCTCCAAATTTTAAAAGTTCCTTTGCTCCTTTCATCATAAGATTATACGTTGTTCCTGATGAATATTCCAGCGTAAAATCAAATGTAATCAACTTTTTCCATTTCAATGGGTCGCACTCGTAATATCCCGCGTTTGAATTTACAATAATCAATCCATCAAAATTCTTGTTCAAGTCCTTTGACATTTTTAGCATGGTAGTCTTTACATCATCTGTAAATACATATTCTTTGATGAAAATATTTGCGCATTTGCTTTCAGGTACAAGATTTTTAACAAATTCCCCGATAACATAGAGTCTTTGTTTCAAATCTACAGCAGCAATCACATCAAATATATGGTAATCTCCCCCGAATAATTCCCCGTCAAAAATTATATGCTTGAAAGCCTCTGGTTTATTCACAGTGAATGGATATTTTTTGACTGTTCCGTTTTTATGAATTATATACACTTGACCCTCTACTGACGTCATCAAATATCTAACACCATCCAACTTTTTAGTAATGGCTGAATTTGCAGACAAAATAGAATCACACTGTAGAGTTTTGGGCTGAATTCCTGCAAACTTGCGAGGTAAAAGTCTAAGTACTTTTTTTGTTTCACTGACTGAAATTGGGAACTCGGTGTCTTGAATAATACACTTGATTAGATTTGTATTATTCATAAACACGCTGTATTCACATCCAGAAAGTCGTTCCAATTCAACGTTCATTGTTTTTTCATTCTTGTAAAAAACCTGAGATATATCAATTTTTAGTCTTGCATCATTGCTAATGAACGTATGTCTAACCCTATACCTCGGTGTTTCCTCGTATTCATATGAACTTGCTTCCTCGGGCGAAGTCTCAAGGGCAGAACTAATTCTAATATCATAATCAGCCACATCAACATTCGCACGATTTGTTTTCTTTACGTAGATTTCCTGAGTTTCTGGAGTATCTTGGAATTGTTCATTTACATTTTTAATTTTTTTTGTTTGATTTTTTGAAGAGAATTTAATGATTTGAAAAGAAACTGAACACTCGTAAAATTCCTGCTTTGACATAAAAAATGAAAAGAGGCGTTCGTACTGTGTAATATTTACATGTGGATTGAAATTTTTACTTTCAAAGGCTCCGAAACGGGCCTCTATCTCTTGATTTTCGTCCTTGAATAGATTTTTAATAAGATTTTGTTTTGTTTTTGGGATATTCATCTGCTGCTTGCTGTCCATTGTTATCTATTTCTTTAGAAATTTATTTTTCAATTTTTTTCTCTACATCCAAAAGCAAAAAACCCAGACATTTTATAGTCTGGGTTTTTCTATGTACATTGGTGGTCTGTTTTTTTTTTTAGAATTTAATTTTTACAAGTCTTTCCATTACAATCTCTTCGTCTGTTTTTATGTTTAATTTTTGAAAATCTTGAAGAATTTGCTCGTATTTGCTTTTACGAATATCTTTGGTCCTGAAAAACATTCTTTGCCTCAGTAATACATCCTTGGTCAATACAGTGATTATTACATTATCAGATTTCTTCAAGCCAACAAGTATATCCACTGTATGTTCATCAATTTTTACTACATGCCCCTTCGTATGCATGTGTTCCCCTCGTCTGATTACTACAGAGTCAGAAACAATCAATTCATTTGTCTGGTAAGAACGTCCCATTTTTAACCATATATTGTGATTTTTTTTTTCAATTTTTAAGAACACATTGAGATTCTATTGTATTGATGATGTAATCCATTGAAAGATAACAAAGATAAAATCCATATTGCTGACATTTCTTGGGGGTGGATATTTTTTTTGAAACTACATAATCAGTGGCTTTGTAGTTTAACAGCAGCAGTTCTTGAAATATGATATCGTCCATTTTGTTTTTTGTAAAATCCACATTCACCTTTGAAACTACATCTACCATATTATCTCTGTTGAAATTTTGTTTTTGTGGATTTCTACTTGGACTGACAAAATCTGGATATTTCTCACATAATTTATTGACTACATTTTCGCATACTGTTTTCTTTAATTTGTTGTTTTCTTCAAGGTACAGCATGGGAAGAGAAATTCCCATATTTATATTTTCAAAATCACAGATGATATCTGCCTCTGTACCATTGTGTTTTTTCACAATACAGTACATTGTTTCATTTGCTGCCATAAATCTATGAAGACCATCATAGACAACTGGTCCATCTGGAGAATTCCAAATACAGATTATTCCAGGTACAAGTTTTACATCATTGTTTTTGAAATGCTGCTTTATTTGTTCAATTCTTGTTATGTCTGCTGGTCTATTTTTATCCCAGTTTTTCAAATTTTTTAAACTTGATATTTTGGTATAAACAATTTCATAATTATCATGCTTGTATATTTTTTGATTTGTATTGAATATCATTTATACCATAGTTTTTTTTTCTTTAACTTTTTTCTATCGTTTATACAATGAAAGATATCTTTTTAAATTCTACTGGACTTACATTGACTGATGTAGCAGGAGAGAGTGGCGATGGCGTGGTCATAAGACATCTTAAAAATATTATATTTAGAGAAAAATCTTCAGTATCTGATGGGTTTTATGTAGATACAGCGGATTCATTATTAAAATCAAACAAATCGAGCGTTATCACTACATATTCCCCTTCAAATACAAAGGGAGACCTCGTAATTCACGATGAAAACACTCAGGTAAGATTACCTGTAGGTGTAGATGGGAGAATACTTGTAGCAGACAGTACAAACTCAAATGGGGTAGTATGGAAACTAAACAGTAAATTTATAGGAGGAAGTATATCAGTGATTACTGAAAATTCAGTGTATAGTGCGAACGGCCCATATACTAATTTCTCCAGTATTTATGGAGGACATTCCGTCTCTAAACTCGGTAATCAAGTTTTATTCGGAGTCCCAGGATATTTTACATTAACCTATGTATCAGAAAACAATCCAATAGATATATATTTAGTAATAAACGACGAACATATAGTACTGACTCCAAAAAATTCAAGTACTATCACGACTTCTCCTGTTTATTTTTCAAGTTTAGAATTGGTACATATATTTTCTAAATGTACAGTTAAATTTAGAAGTTCCTGGAATTTCAATATAACATTTGTATCCAATAATCCAGTACTTTTGGTGTTGTCTTCTGATCAAACTATAAACCTTGATGATGTACCAGAAGACTTGGTTCTTTCAGGTATACCAAGTGGAATGATAAACTGGCAAGTTTCGGAAGGCGATGAATTTTTCACCGCGCCCGCGACCACCCTCACGTCATTCCTTACATATACATCGGCACAGATAGGAGAAATAGTAAATAGCACAAGTTATAGAGCCTTTGTAAATTACATTATCAATGGTACGGTGGTGAGACGTTATTCTAACCATATTAGGATAATTGTACTTATTCCAGACCCTCTTTTTATGCTCGCATGCAAAGATTTTTCACTTTTCACCTCGAGCGGTAATATTACCAACAGTGGAGTATCTCCATACACTGGGTTAATAGGAACAAATTCGGGTATTATTGCAGGGTTTGGTTCCCCTCCAGGTCCAGGTATCCGCCAGGTAGATGCATCAACGCAGGCATGTGCAGATAATTTATTATCAGTATACAACGGTATACGAAACTATACAGCCAGCCCGACATCACATGGCGCTATTTTTGGAAACGGAGAAACATTAACACCTGGAACATATGAAACTATAGGGGCTTCTTCACTTGCAGGTACATTGACGCTTGATGGTGCAGGTGATGTCAGATCATTGTTTTTGTTTGTTATAAACGGAGCATTGGCAGGAGGTGCTGGGTTTAATATGGTTTTAATAAATAACGCAAATCCTTATAATATTTACTGGAGTGTTCCAGGGGCTTTTAGTGTCGGTGCAAATTCTGATATAACGGGAACGTTCATATGCTTTGCTGGGGCCATTGACATAGGTAATTTATCCCAGGCAAATGCGAGGATATTTACTATAGCAGGTGCAATTACATCCGCAAATATTATATTTGATTATGAACATCAACTGGAATAGATTATTTTAATATTATTTTATATTTATATGAAAATGAAAATGAATTATGACAATGTTATCATTTCCATTGCTTTGGTTGTTTTTTTAGTGTATATTTTATCATGTGTAGGAAGTGAATCTTTTGAAAGCGGCGAGGGTTGTAAAGGAAAGACAGTGGACGATATGCCAACGAATGCCGCGGAAGCATGTAGAACTATATCTTCAAAGGCGGACGAGATAAAGGCTGCTGGTAATGCTTCAGCAGACATATTGAAAAACATACCAGGTTTTTCTCTATTTAACCCCAATAATTTCAGGGGCGGTGATAATACAACTGCTACCAATATGAGGAATATCGTCAATAAAAATCTGTCTGACTGTGAACAAACAAAAATATCAAATATGTGCAGTCAGTCTGCTACAGCAAGTCAAAGTAATATAATCAGTACCGTAGACTGCGAATATTGCAATGTAAATGGATGCGACATCGTAGGCAATACACAAACCAACAATGCAGTAACAACCCAGTCATGTGAACTTCAAGTTGGTATCTCGGCGCTATTATCCAAGGAAAACAGCGTAGAAGCACAGGCATTGGCAAAAGTCGCACAAGAGGCGGAAGGATTGCTCAGCGGAAACAATGAATTCAAGTCTGAAAATTGCAATATTATAAATGTAGATATGTCGACATCAAAGTGGTTGGAAACAAAAAATGAATGTATAGCGAGTTCAGGGCTACTTCAGGAAAACACCCTCATTGGATGCGGAAATATTATAAACAATTTACAGTCAAATACTTCGGAAATGTTACAAGAATGTGTACAGGGAATCGATGTTAAATCTGAAAAAACATTAAAAGATAGTACTGTTATAATACAGAAAACTGATTCTAGTCAGAAAACGTCTGGATTAGATACAACGGCATCTATTGTGTCAGCAATCTCGTCATGCCTTTTATGTTCCGTATTACTTGCAGCTTTATATTTTATAAAGCCAGTAGCCAAATCCAAATAAGGATGGTCAATTCATTATTCTTGAAGTAGATTTATCATAGCAGTAATTCAATTACATATGTCTCTTTCTCTTTTGATATTCTCCAGATTTGTTTTACAAACGAGTTATCTTTTTATTATGGTTTATAAAAAACTTCATATATTTTTAATTATCTGTGTTTTTTTTCATTTCTATGAATATACCAATATGTTTAAAGGAAAAAAAGCCGAATTGAAACCCTACGGATTCCCCAGTTACAAATATGTACCAGGTCGCGCACCTTCACGTAAGGCTGTCCGCGCACCTTCGGCAAAGGCATCTTCAGTTAAAAGCACAATGAAAGGTCCATCTAGAAAGCCTCCAAGCGTTCCTCGCAAAATCACAATGAAAGGTCCATCTAGAAAACCCCCGAGGGCTCCTCTAAAAACAACTATGAAAGCCCCTTCTAGAAGACCTCCTCCTGTCCCTAGACCCGCTCAAAAAGCACCTGGAATTGCTACAGCACAAAAAAATGCCCTATTTAAAGTATTGAAAGATATGAAAGTTCCTGCAAAAGCAACCCCAAAACCCAAGCAAAAGAAACAAAAACCAGCAAACGGTCTTTACGCAAGATTCAAAAATTTATTTAAGTAAGAATTAAAAAAATAGATATATTATATAATGAAGAACATAATGATGATATCTGGCAGGGCGGGTGCCGGGAAGGATACTCTTGGTAAAATGTTTTCATACAAGAGAGTTGCCTTTGCGGACATACTAAAAGACAGCGTATCCAAAAGATTTTCAATAGATAGAAATTTATTGGATACACAGCATGGAAAGAGTTTGAAATACAATAAAGAAAATACAAATAGACAAATATTGATGGAATACGCTACTGAAATGAGGATAAAAGACATAAATTACTGGTGTAAAGCAGTAGTTGATGCTATTAATGAAGATGCTTCTGATAATTTTGTAATTACAGATTTTAGATACCCAAACGAGTTTGATTATATCTCTAAAAATGTAAAAAATTCTAAAGTATCAACTATACTCGTCGTACGCAGCGACGCACAAGTAATAAACCACCACAGCGAAACATCATTGAATGATTTCAATTTTGACCATATTATATATAATGAAAATACCATTAAAGAATTTGAGCAGAATTTTAGAAAAATATGGATTTCAATCAATGCTTGATGTATAATTTAAAATAATTCTCATGCGAATTCCATGGCTTCCATCTTTACATACAGGCTTCCAAAGCCAATTCTCACATGCTGCTTGAATTATTCTGGCAGACTGGTCTTTTAATTTCTTCGTTATAAATTCCCTGACTTTACTATCGGTCGGTATTTTTATCATGAACAATTTATATTTAAATTTTTTATAATCAAGCAAGCAATTCACCGACCTCAGCCTTCCGCCAAAAATAGCATCAGGCAAATATCGTTCTCTTATGATAAAACCATTATCAATCAAGTATCTCATTATATGGGTATCTCCATGAACTATTGCCATCTTCATTATTATATCATTTTGAAAATGTAAATCCATACCATTTTTAATCGCAGTTTTAATTGCATTTAGATTCCCGAACAAGGCATCTCTTTTAAGTTCTTCATAATCAAGATTCAGTATTGGCATATCCCAGTACTCTGTAAATGGATGATAATACTCTTTTTGTACTATTTCATACCAACCTATCTCCATTATTTACATTGTATTTATAATTTATATATCAAAATTTTAATTCAGTAGACCTGAAGCGCTGCAATTCTTTCCATAATTTTGAATCAAATACAGGACGAATTGAATACTCATTATTATTGGATATATCATTCAAATCTTCCATCGTTATTTTACCAAGTTTTTTGACAGTTCCATGCGAATAACTTCCATATTTCATGATGAAATACTTCATATCTTCTTTGCTTATTTTAAATACAAACAACTCTCCAAACTCATCTACATTGCACGTGGCCAGGTAATAAGCAGTTAAAAGATAATAATCTATCATATGATTTGCCCGAATTTGAACATAATTAAATTTATTACAACATATCCCACCAAGAGACGACTTTACTTCTATGTTCAAATTATTAATTTTTAAATCTCCATTACTATCGCTTGCTTTATTTTTACTCATATTATATTTTTTACAAATATAATGCTCCAAAAGACTTCCTGAAATCTGTCCAGGAAGTCTGTTTATTTTACAGTAAATATGAGCATTTTTTAAAGATACATGTGATAGAATATTTTCCAGATGATTGGTCTTGATTTCTGAGATTAACTGCCTCAGTATTTGCTTCGTGTCCATTATTATTTATGTAAATATATTTTAAACTTTAGAATATAACTTTACCAATTCTGCCTTTCCCATGCTGTTCTGCCTTGCTGTATTTAAACTACCTGAATAATCCAAAACCTTTAATCGTTCTATTAAAGTATCAACGTCTATATTGCTTTTTACCCAATGCCAACTTTTAGGACGTAATAAGGCTGTGTTTTTTTCAATCTCTCCTATTTTTCCTCCATATGCTCGTATAGCAAAATCGGCGCCTTCAGGGACAGTGGGTTGATTTTTGATATCCTTTGGGCCATATATTAGAAACTTCCAATCATCATGTTTCAAGGGCAATTTCTCCAATACCCTCGGGAAATTCATCCTTTCCCATATCATAAAGCAACATTTTACCTGCAGAGATGGATAAAAACAACATGGTTTCACTGTAGTTTCTGAATCCGAAATCAAATGAAACATTGGATTCAATTTATTCTGGACACTTGCTTTCCTGAAGGTTCGTGGCACAATAAAAGCAATGACATTGACATTTTTGAATGAAGCAGAATGATTGAAAAATTTAACGGCAGTTGAACAAACCCTTCCAAAGGGGGGATTTCCTATCACGAGGGCATTTTTATTTTCCTGAGGTATTACATGTTTAAAAAAATCTTGTTTAATTATTTTTGACTTTTCAGGCTCTATGTCTATACCTATGCTGTGCTCGGGTAATTGATCAAGAAAACTTCCATTACCTGCGCTTGGCTCCAGTATATAATCAAAATTATCATATTTATCCAACACCTTTTCAATGCATTCCTTTGCATAGTTTTTATTCGTGTAGAATTTATCTAGTTTCGGTTCCATTTAGATTATTATGTTTTTACCTATAACTTAAAGTTTTAAAGCATTTAAGTTATATGGACGACAAGAAGGTGAAAAATTTCAACAAGATTTACAGAGACCTTCAGAAGGATGTTTTAAAATCATTCAAAAAAGGGAATGACAAGATTCACAATGTTAAAAGAATGTGCCAAATTAACGATTTTGTAAAGCAAATTGACGAGAACACTGCCTTGTATGAGTCTAAAAATTCTGATCTATTTGAAAAGGTTTTTATTCTAAAAAGAGTCTTCTTTGGGAGACCAAAGTTGAATACTGTAAATAATCTGGTTGTGTGGAAATATATCAAAGTTTTATACAACATTTCTTCAGACAAAGATTTGGTTTCTGCGCTTGAAGAAGACCCTCAGGAAATTGCCCTGGTTCCTGGACAGAATGAAATGTTCAAAAGCCTTGGAATTTCTCCTGATAAGATAAACAACTTGGTACAGGAAATGACAAATGGAAAAAATAAAGGAATACAAAACCTCATAAATGATATAACTTTACAACTCGGGGACTCGGACCCTCAAGAAGTCCTCAAGGCTTTGTTGAACCCAGCAACAAGAGAAAACAATGACCTGGGCATTGATTTTAATAAAATGTTTCAAGAAACTCACAAAAAGATTTCAAGTGGAGAAATTGATGTCTCGAGCATCATGAATGGATTGAAATCATAAAATAGAATCTGTTATGTTAAGTCCGCAATATTCCACGGGACTTTTATTATAATCTACATAAGCGTATAATTCCGCTTCTATAGCATACATCAATAAACTCTTGAAATTTAAAAGAAATTCTTCTGTATGACCAAATGAAACTGATGCCACGTGAGCAAGTTCATGTATAGCAATATACATTAAAGTATTTATATCGTAAATTTTTTCATCACCTTCCCTGGTTGAAAGGCAGAAAGTCATACTATACCCTTTGTTAGTGGTGTATGTAGTATCAATGTCCCATATATTCTCGCTTAGACTATGAGGGTTATACTTGTTTAACCGTTGAGCATATTCAGGAGGGTTATCAGATTTCTGTACTACATCAATCAATTTTACTAATCTACCGTTGATTTGAGCAAGAGCATCGGCCGATTGTTGAGACAGTGAATTATTCTTCACTTTGTATTTTCTTCCATCTATGGAAGATTTCACATATACATTACTATTGTACTGGAAAAGAAGGACAACTATTGTTATAATGACAATACATATATATAATATTATTTGGGTTGTTTTCATTATATATTGATTATAAATTAATTCTAAAAGAACAGTATATAGATGTTTTAGAATTAGTTAATATTTTTTGTTAAATTTAAAAAAGAGTTGGAATTTTTTCAAGAGATTTTTGAATGTCGGTACGGGGTTTCCTGGACTCTTCATATTCTGTTTCACTTTCACTATCAGATGAAGTCTCCTCTTGGGAGTTGTTTCCTTGCTCCGATGAAATATCTTCAATTTTAATTTCAGTGTAAAAAATACTTTCAATTTTATGATAATTATTAAACACTGCTGTCAATGACTCGGATAACATATACAAACCAGCAAAAACAACAAGCAAATTCAAGGACTCTTCAATTGAAAACATTGGCATTTTTATATACAATAGTTGTTATTTTAGTTTTAACTTGTTTTAGAAGTATAGGCATCTTTTGAATTTCACAGGCTCTGGAGCATTCCCCACTACAGTAAAGTCAAAATTATTCACATCCTCTAATCTTTTATATTTGACAACCTTGTCCATCACAAGCACAGGAAATGGTCGGGGAGTGAGTTTTGAAATTTTTGTAAGTTTATCATAGTTGTTTCTTTTCACGGAAATTTTCCCCAAATTTATAAATAATTTATCCGCAGAATTACCTGCCCTCGTTGAAAAAATATACAATATTATCGAATAGAAGGCAATAGCATCGTTTATTTTCAAAGCATTTATCTTTGGGATAGTGACTATCAGGGACATGTGTCCATCTACTATGAAAAATTGACACAAATCTTCAACTAACCCAGGTTCCAATGGATTACAACAGGATAATATCAAATTTTTATCAAGTGGATTTTTCATAAGCAATGAATCCAAATTCTTCAACTGATCTAATCCTCCAAGCACTTCCTTTCTATCAAATAAAGTTTCTTCTTCAAATTGAGGGGAAAATTTAGCCCCGAAAAATCTCCAGTTAAATCCAATTTCTCCATTTCCATTCAAAGTTGATGATATATCCGATATGATTTTTTTATAATCTGTTTTAATAGTAGTTAAAAGTGGAAAATGACATTTTGTATCAAAAATTAAAGTCTTTATATATATGCTCTTTTCCTTGTTATCATTTGAAATATCTCCGTTTTCAATCAAATCCTTGCATAGATCTAAAAATTGATACTCTGGGTGCATCAATCCACTTTGTTTATAAAATATTCTTTGATAGAAGCAATTTTCCTCTTGAGAAAAAATGTCACAGTTGTACGATACGATTTCATAATTTTCATTTATAAACGGAAAGAATACATCACAATTGTAATCAACCTTTAACTGGGTCAGGATTATTTCATCAGCAGAGTACATGTATAATTCAAATAGTTCCACCCCTCCTAAAATGTAAATATCTTTATCAGGGTACTTGTTCATTAAAGTTTTCAATTCGGCAAGCCCGCCGGACATTATTCCTTCTGTTTTTGAATTTTCACTTAGAACATATGTGGAAGAATGTGGAAATTTATTTGTAGAATTAAACCACATATTTCTACCCATGACAACAACATTGTTTTTAACTCTTCTCTGTATAAAAATGTTATTTTCACACATATCCCAGGGAACAGTATTGTTCTTGGACATACCAAAATTATCATCCACGGTGCATAATATGATGATTTTTTGTTGATGAAATCCCATTTAATGTTTTATGAAAAATTAACTTTAAACTAATAAATATATTGGAATGAGTTTAATGAATGGTTTCTAAGTTTAAACAATCAAATAGGCGACCTTGATAACGGCATCGAGAGTGACGGTACCTACGTTCGTAACAGTCACTACAAAGGAACCAGCGGAAACAGCCGCTCTCGCCATAGGAGAGCCGTCAGCAGTACCAGCATACCCCGAAATTGAAACCAAAACAACAGATTCCGCAGTAACCTTTGCGTTCGTGACTGTGAAAGATGCTGATGCATTGGCGGCAAGAGTCGATGCAACCGTAGTGATGACACCACTGCGTGCTGTGGCGGCTACTCCAGTGGCAATGGTCGTGATTTGGGTAGGACTGGATTTTGGCAAAATGAGACCTTCAGTGAGGGAAAAACTGGCTGTTCCATCGGAGAGAGTTCCCACGGAATTAAGAGTAACGTTTCTACCAACTTTTAAAAGGCCGACTTCCTGAGAGATACTGATAGACTGAGATGACATTGTTATACCATAGGAATATAAAATAATTTAAAATAAACATGGAAGTTCTTCTGGGGGAGGTGGGACGTCCTCTGGTGAATATACATTATCCCTATAGTAAATTACTTCGTCCCATTCTTTTTTCAAGATAGGTTTCATTTCAGCAAACCATTCTCTGCTTCTTGGAATTCTCACTACACTTTCAATCATCACTTTCCAATATATAGTCTTGATTGCTACTTTCTTGTAATTTTCATCTATACAAACAACCGTATTTTCATTAGATGATAATACCGAGAGGTCATTTTCTTCTATGTATTCTTCTATTTTATCAGAAGCCCATTTATTCAATGCTTTGAAATCATTGATGAGGCTTTTATCAGGGTAAAAGTAAGTTCTTTTATCAAAAGAGTCTGGGATATCTTCTATTTGTATAAACACCCCTTTATCCCTCGGGTGTTCGTCTTCATCCGTCAGTAGTTCGGATAAAGAGGCTACTTCTTGAAATTCATATTCTGCAAAATCACACAATTCCAAATCACATACCTCCATCTGTATTTGTACCTGTTGATGATAAGACAGGCAAGGAATGCCTGTTATTTTTCTTCTATAAGGACACTTTATCTCGACCATTATACCATCTTCCGTGATAGAGTCCGGAGAAGCAGCCAACCAAGGTATATCTTTATGGGACAATAAACCAAATTCTATCAATTTCGCATTTCCATTATTTCTTGAATAAACATCGAGGGCCACGCTCTCATATTTATTCCCCCAGACAGTAGCCTGTGATGAAGTAAATTTACTACGGCACTTGTCCAGTTTGAATTGCTGCTTTGAACTATATTGATTGCATGACTTGTTATTGTAGTCAAATATTTCATGTAATTCGTAAGCATCTACATATTGCTTGCATACAGCCTCGCTCCTGACCAATAAACTTGAAACTGCACTTGCTGTGATACGACTTTGCCTTGCAAAATACCATTCTTTTGTTCTTTGTTCTGGTTGAGGTTGGTTTAGTAGATATATTACTTGAGGGTGCATTTATATACATTAATTGTTTATCTTAAAGTTTAAATCTTTTTTTATAAGCAGATATACCAGCAGATAATGAAGTTTTTTCCCATAAAATGAACCTGGACAATGCTCCTGCAGTTGCAGGGTCTTTCCAGTTTTCATTTTTACAATGTCTGGCGATATATCTTTTTCTTCTTTCAGGGTCTTTGTGGATGGTGTAATCGCTCATCCCAGCAGCACCAAAATGTATAGTGTTTGTTCTATTAGTCTTTGGATTGTAAAAAACAGCCATCATCTTTTTATTAGATTTGTCGGATTTCTTAATTGAAAGTAATTGCATATATCTAATTCTTTGAAAATATTTTATAAACAAATAATATGGAACAGGTTATTAAATATTTGATATTGTATGTTTTATTTCTGGTAATCACTTCTTATACATTGAAATATTTTCACGGAAAAGGAAGTGAGAATTCTATTTTAGAATACAAAATAGATATTTACTTGAATAGAATACGTCAAGATATCATAGATGGATTTCATAAAAAGACTGAAAAATTTGAGGTAGTTGTCGGAAAACTAGAACCCAGAGTGAAAACCAGTTCATCTGAAACTGGCAAAATATCATCTTCATCCCCGTTTCTAAACAGTTATCACCTCATAAATAATCCACTGGGATCGGTGGATCTTAAAAGTATAGATGCGCTTACCACTTGATTACGATTTTATTTGGGTATTTAAAAGTAGTCTTGAACCCTTCCTCTTTTAACATTCCATTCAATTTATAAGAAATATCACCGACATTATACAAGGGAAACCCTATCACCAACGAAGGAACTTCGTAAATTATAGAAGTGACTCCATATTTGTTTTTAAATCTAATCATTTTCAAACAACTTTCATACAAGGAAGCCAATAACTTTGTCTCGGATCTTGAATCTGGTTTTCTTTCTTTTTTCAATTCTTCAATGATACCCATTGCTTTACCTTAGGAAAAAACAAAAGTTATTTTAATACATTTATATAATTTAAAACTAACTTTTCAATGATATAAATGATATACTGCGTTATTTGCTTGGAGAATTTTAAAATTTACGACCTCGTCAGGATGATGAGTTGTGGTCATTACTATCATAACTATTGCTTCATTAAATACGCAAGTAATAGATACGCAAGTAATAGATGTGCAGTATGCAGACAAATCATACAGGAAACTGCAACAGTTTGTCTCTGTACAGATTCCAATACAGGTATTATAGATACAGATAAAGAATGCTTTAAAAAATTAATGGACTTTAATAAGAGAAATTCAATGGTAACCTGTTATCAAAAAACAATGGACAATGAAAGATTAAGGAAAGAAAATCTACAGGAACATCAAAAAATATTTTATTCTTTTTTCCAGGAAAAACTGATTGATTTTAGATTCAAACTTTTACAGGCTGTATCTGAAAAAAAAACAAGTGTTCTCTTGTATTCGTGTGATTTTACTGAAAAGTTCAAGGATTTACCTCTGATTTACATTTTAAAAGGACCCAAGTACCTCGGTACTTCGTTTTTTAGAATCAATAAAATAAAATCATTTGTTGATATTCTACACGAAGAGTTTGGGGTGGATATATTTGTAAATAGCGATTATGTGTCTCGAACAAACCATTTAAAAGCCTACTTTACAACGCTCTGCTGATTTTTCCAGAAAGTCCCTTGATTTTCAAAGGGTCCACTGCTTTTGCAATCACCTTGTATTTATAAATAATCGCAGGCCTTTCAGTTGATCCAGGAACTAAAACTGGATCGATTGTCTCTCTATGTACTTTATATACATATACTTTTCCAGATGAACCAGCGGCGGTTTCTTTAATCACGATAGTAAATACGGGTGATTTGTTTTTTCTAGTACATTCGGCATGTACTAGAACCTGTGAATATACTTTTTTAGCAGCGCCGACAGGGAACTCGCTGACGTATCTACCCTCGTTAATTTTTACTTTTTTACCAAGTCTATTTTGCACATGTACGATCTGAAAGGTTCTCTTCATAATGTATATGTTGATGTTTATAAAAAAAATTTAAATTAATAATTTTATTTAGAAGCAAGTTTAATACCTGTAATTTTCCCAAAAAAAATCTTTGGGAACAGCAGCACTATAATAATGGAAATAAAGGAAGCCTTTGAAATAGATTTTACTTGCAGGTATACTATACACCATAGTATCACCTTTTTTACTTTATTTTGGCAGAAAAAATGCGGGTATTCGTCTAAAATTTCATTGATCACCATAAACCCTCCTATAAGACTGACGGCAGCCACTAAAGTTGTTATATCGCCTGGTATAGTATCTTTTTTTAACATATCCATTTACAATTGAAATAGAATATATTATTTATTTAATTTTTTTGGACGTCCCCGTCCTTTCTTTTCTGGTTGAATGTTGATGTTCTTTACTTTTACAGAACTTGCTACAGACCCTGAGGTAGAATTTGTATCGTCATCGTTGTCATCATCATCATCATTTAGAGACCTGAGCATCTCATCGGAAGGTCCCGCCATTTCTCTTTGTTTCCCGCTTGGGATAGTCATACTTTTCTGTAAATGAAACATAAAGGCACTTCCAGCCAACATACTCATCAATTTGATCTCAGGACTTGCTCCCATATTGCTATAGTATTTTTCATATAGTTCCTCAAAGACATCATCATAATCATCAATACTATTCAAGACTATATTGGACCATCCATCTAATTTTCCGCCTACATTGAAATTTTCATTTGCCATTTCAATGGTACTCACACAAAACATTAGGCCTTGTCTGCAGTAATTAATACCTGCATCCACTTGATTTTCCTTTTTAATTCGGTATACCTCTCCTTTAATATCATTCAAAGAATGTTCCATCCCGAAACGACGAGAGACCACTATACCTCTTCCTTCAAATCTTTTTAATTGCGAAAGACACTGTGCCTTTTCCTGTTGTATTTCTTCATGTGTCATCGTAATCGGTTCATTCTCCTCGGGTTGGTTTAAGAACTGATCATCTGACCCAGAAGCCTGGCTGTTGTCATCCCTTTCCTCTTCTTCATCTGATTCATCTACTAAAAATTCCATCCCTAAATTTGGTTTTTCTGCTGCAGAGAAAAAAGGATCTGGTCTTGGATTTCCGCGAGAAGCAGTTATTACGTCGTTTGAATAATTGTCATCCAAGGACGATAACGGAACTTGTTTCGTTTCCGAAGATCTTTTTATTTCAAAGTCAGCCATCAGTAATAATATTATAAGATTTTATATTTTTAAGTATATAACGCAAGCACTCAGAGCAAGCTAAAGTCTTGTTCATGACGTTTGTTAAATTTATGTAATCTTGAACTACCAGCAAGCAGTTGCGTTTAAGATTTATAAAAAATATATTTTGTTATATAAATGGAATTTGATAGTAAAATGATTTCAATCGTCGGTCTTGTATTGGTTATTTCAATGGGGTACTTTGTCTATCTAATTTATATCGATATCCTTAAATTGAAAACTCAGGTTGATGAGATTAAAAATGATTTATCATCTGATAAAGACGACGAAGACGAAGAAGAGGACGAAGAAGAGGACGAAGAAGAGGACGAAGAAGAGGACGAAGAGGACGAAGACAATTACGATGATATCCTGGAAACCATCGATGAAGTTGATGAAGAAGAGGAAACAGATAAAATCCAAGAGATCCAAGATGAAATCACTCCAGTTGAAATCACTCCAGATGAAATCACTCCAGTTGAACCAGATGATTTGGAATTGAAAAATACCTCGGTAAAGCCAAAAAGAAAAAGAGCAGCAAAAAAAAATACTACAGTTGTACTTCCTGTCATCGAGGCTACATCAACCGAAACTGAAACTGAAACTGAGACTGAGACTTAATCAAAATAAATAGTTTTTCATAAAATATATATAATTCATGAAAATCTTAAAATGGAAACGTATTCATCACCCAAAACATCAATACAAACGGAAACCACGTCATTTTGTATTTTGACATCAATATTGAGCCCAATATAATATTTCCAGCAATATATTGAATTTTTCTATTGTACATGTCCCTTATCACTTCAGATTCATTCTCAAGCGCGAAAGGCTCTATGTCCTTCAGTATATCCAGCCTTGTCTCTTCTATAAATTTTGTCTTTTCTGGGTGAATTTTAATTTCATTCTTGAAAATTTTATTTACAAGATGCTTGATGGAATCCCTGGTAAAGGAATCTCTTGCCAGGTAAGGAACTTCAATGAGGTCATTTTGGATAAATTTATGAATATCAATGAGGACACATCGTCTGAATATGAAAAATGATAAAAAAGTTAATAAAGCAGCCATATCCACTATGGAACTATGTCTACCTATTGAGGAAAATACAATTGAAATTATAGATGATAATGTGAAAAAGGAATGAGTGACTGAACTCGCCTTTAGTAGAAAAATCTGAGACTCCATATATTAAAGTATTAATAAAAAATAATACTTTAATATGCGACTTTAATCTGTTATTTATTTAGATTAGTTTTTAATTTCATTCCTTGAATAGCATTTTGAACTTTAAATGCACCCACCAGTACCTTTGATTTCATAGATTTACTATCTTTCTTTACGGATCTTAAAGCCCTTTCACGTAGAGGTAGATTTTTTCCAATATTAACAAAGTCAATTATCTTATCATATTCCATCTTGTTTTGGCTATATCCTGGGAAACCAAGATTTCTTAAAATAAGATTGAAATCTACATCGTTTATGGGGGATTGTTTTGCCGCATACCGTCTAAACCCAGAGGAAAGCAATTGTTTTTTTTCAGCAATATTTAATTTTCTAACCATCAAAGGCCCTGTATATACTGAAATCCTTCCAGTGACAGCAACAGGCTTTTTTTTAACGGATTTAACACTGGCTTTAACGCTGGATTTACTACCGGCTTTACTGCTGGCTTTACTTTTTTTAATAGAAACCTTCTTTGGTAAAAATGGCAATGAGTTGTATTTTCTCTTGGATGTTAGAATTCTTCCTTTAGATGCAAGTAATTTAGCCGGCAGGGACTTGACCGACGAACCAGCATTATTACCCTCGGAAGGGTCGTTCATCTGGAAATCATTGAAATCCCATAAAGTGATTGCATTCTTAATATTGTTCATATGATATCCATTATAAAAAAATTAATTATTAATTGGATTTTTGTTTATATTTGCCAAAACAGGAGGGTCTCTTTTAAGGTCCCTGAAGGGTATACAATCCGAACTATTTTCTTTACACGATTTCATATCTCCGAATAGGAAATTTGAAAATAATTCTTGATCATTTGGGATGGTAGTGGAAGGCACGGTGTAAAATTGTCTTTGAGCATTACCCCTCTCAAACACATCCTCAATGTCCTGGTAAAGATTATAATTGAATTTATTTTTAATATCTTCCCTTGTATTTTCAGCCTTTTTCGTATCTTGATAATATTGTTCTACTGCGACGACGGGCGTTCCTTCTGCGATAGCCGAGCCAGAATAAACTGGGTTCATGAATGGATTATTTATCGTAGGTTTAGGTTTTTTTAGTTTTGTTTTCAAATCATCAAACATGTGATAATTCTCAACTTTAACGTCGTAATTAACATCAATAACATATGTTAATAGTAAAAATATAATTATCCACGCCATGTATCTCGGGTCTCTTTTATATAGAGTTATGATGATAGACCCGTATATACTTAATCTAACAATACTGTTCAAATTTTCCTCCAGAGTATTGCATTTTGTTGGAAAAAAATCAATCAATCTACTTGGGGTAAATAATATAGGTATATCTTTATACCAAATCTTATCTGTTTTTTTTTCATAAACAGGAGTAGTCATCTTACATCCATACGATAAAAAAAATATTATTTAATAATCGCATATAATAATATTTTAATTTTGCTCATCTATAGTCAGTTGATTTCTCTAATTGTTTATTTAGATTTCATCACAATATGGAAGTTCATCACAGTATGGAAGTTCATCACAGTATGGAAGTTCCGATGGCGTTGGCGTTGGTGTTGGTGTTGGTGTTGATGTAGTGGTCTCTTCACAAGGAGGCTCTGAAGACGTGGTAGTCGGTGGTACAACTAAAGGTGCGATTGTCTCTTCGCAAGGAGGCTCTGAAGACGTGGCAGTCGGCGGAACAACTAAAGGTGCAATTGTCTCTTCACAAGGAGGCTCTGAAGACACGGTAGTCGGCGGAACAACTAAAGGTGCGATTGTCTCTTCGCAAGGAGGCTCTGAAGACACGGTAGTCGGCGGAACAACTAAAGGTGCGATTGTCTCTTCGCAAGGAGGCTCTGAAGACACGGTGGTGTCTTCAGTTACAGGGATTGATTGATTTCCTCTGGATTGACCCCCTACTAGTCCATCACAATCATTCAATGATGAAATTTTAAAATCAGCATCTTCGTGGATAATATATTCACATGGTTCCTCCAGGTCCATTGAAAAGGACCCTACTGTAAGATTATAACAATTATTAGAATCCGTGTACAACGGTACAGAGTTTGCCGTAAAAAACATCGCCATCATCATTGTAAATTTCATTCTAAATACATTGGATTTATATTTTTAAGTTAAAGATTTAACACAAGTAGAACTATGAGCATAGAACTTAAAAAAAGAGGAAGAAAACCAAAAAACGAATACTATTCAAATAAACAGATTGACACTGTCCAAATAGAAAACGGAGCCATTATTTTACATTTACCAATCAGCGTGGAAAAATGTAAAAAAATGAATTTCCCTGCTATACCAGAAGCATCTCGTTACTATATAAAAGGAGACTATGGAAAAATAGAAGAAGTACAATACAATGCAATAAACCCGATGAAAGATTCCTCTTATGTAGAATCAGAATATATCAATGAATCCAAAAGAATTATCACGGAAATATACGATATTCCCATTATAAAACCAACTGAAAAATCTAATTTTTTAGTAAATATATCCTGTTTTTGGTGTTGTCATGATTTTTCATCGGATCCTGTTTTTATGCCGATTTCCTACGCTCATTTAAAGCAGGAATTCAACGTGAAAGGATGTTTTTGTAGTTTTAATTGCTGCCTTGCTTACATGGACAATGATTCAAAATACAAGAAAAATCGCTTCTTATTAAGTCACATGTACAAAATTTTCACAGGGGAAAGCAGGTTAAAACCATTTGATATCAATCCAGCACCTCCAAGAGAAACTTTAAAGAAATTTGGAGGGTTTTTGAGCATAGAAGAATATAGAGAATTCAATGAAAAGATTAATTTTAAAATACGAGAATATCCTATTTTTTATGTTCCAACACAAATAAAAAAGACAAGTATTTCAACCAAAGAAGCCCCTAAAAAAATATTCCCAATGCAGAAAAATGAAATAATCAAAGCACCAATCAGATCACAAATCAAAAATTCCCTGAGTAAAATTATATCCACCAAATCTTAACTGATGAACAAGATACCACTCTGTCCATTTTCGATGGCAAGCCAGTTGTAATTGATTCCAAAGATATACATCTTATTAGCAGAAATTCCAGGTTGCATATCACCGTACAGGATTGCATCATCTATTTTACTGAAATTCAAAGAACCAGAAGGCTCCCATTTTTCAGGTTCATCGCAAAAGGACATGCAGTAAAAATGCTTATCTGTCATGTTTCTATGAAATCTATATGAATTGGAAACTCTATAAATGATTTCATCCTTGTTCTCTTCCCTTTCCTGTCCATCTATAAGAAGTGTTGCGTTTTTCATAAGCGGGAAAACTCTATCTATTTGATTTCTCTTACTGAAATTAAACCAGTCATTGTTTTCGATGCTCTCTTCCTCTGTAAAAAACCATAAAATTTCCTTCATTGGATGATTGAATGGGATATTTGTTTTAAAAATTCCACTTGCATTGTTTGTATCCTGCTCTTGTACTTCCTTGTATTGTAATTGATCAATCAAAATAACCTGTCGAGTATCGTTTTTATATACCATTCTTTGGGTATCGTCAAGATAAATATAATCCACTAAAAGATAAGATTCTCCCATAGAAACAGTAAGAGGAGGTGTAGCACCGTCAAAGACAACACATTCTGAAAAAGGTCTGAGTTTGAATATGATTTTTACATCCTGGTATGCGAAATTCAAAAGAGGAAGTGCTAAGCCAATGCTTTTGCAAAACCAGAATTGCAAGGGAACGATATATAAATTTTCATATTTTGCATTTGTCGTTAGACTGGCTTCGTTGGACACCTTACCTATAGCAATATTTTCATATTTAGAATTACTTGTCAATTCTTCCCATATAGCCAGAAATATACCGTAATGTCTGTTTATCAATCTATTACCTATTTCAAGTTCCACGGTATCAATAATTGCATGACCTATGCTATTAGTCCAGCCAGCCCAATCACCTGAGGTTCTTACCAGCGGCGGAAGACTTAAATAAAGAGAAATTGGTCCTAACATATCTGCTCGTTTTGGCAAAGTGACACTAATCTTTTTACCAAAATCAACTCTTTCATAGAAATGAACCTTTGTTCTTTCTATAGAGAAATTTACATATCTTTTATATTCCTTTTTGAAAAAGGAAATTTCTGGATTTGTTGTTAGATAATTATCCTGTGTTCCCTTCAATTTTAATTGTAATATAGCACCAGTCATTGTTATTACTTTGAAAAAAAATACATTTAAATTGCGCATTTTATATATTCATAAATCTTTGCATTTCATACGTGATAGCCCCATCAGAAGGGGGTTCAATTTCTATAACAAAGTCATTTATTATTATATTTGAAGACCCAGCACTACCGATAAAACTATTTTCATTGGAATTGGAATTGGTAGATTTTGTATACTGTGATACCTTCTCCAACTTTTCACATTCTTTTTTCAAACAGTCAAAAACTTCTATCATATCTTTATTGGATTTGTATTCGTCCATTATTTTAGTCGGGATAGGAGGCGCCGAGGTATATATGATATCAATTTCCTTAATCAGCCATTTTATAAACTCTGCTTTTGGTAGTTTATCGGCTGGGCCAAGAGCGCGATATTCTTTTATAGAATTATATAGATTATGACTTCTAACAGATGCATTTTTATGTTTTTCAGCAATTTTTTCATATTGTAAAAATTGCTGTAGAGAAGTCATCAATACACTGAAATAAAGTCCTATAGAATACACCGTCCCTACAACTTCTAGCTTTGATACTATACTCGTGGTAATATTATTTGATACAGCAATTAACGCCACAACTGACATATTTGATATATTCATGATCCTATTTAGTCTTATGTAATAGTTGGTAGACATTTCATGACTGGACTTGAGCCGGTAACACTTTACAGAATACTCCTCAAATAAGTTTTCCGCGTCCATTGTATTTGAAAATTATTTTAAAATAAAATAATTGATTTATTATAGAACTTAAAGAAATAAACTCTATATATATTACAACAGTATGACATCATCAAAAGTAATCAAAGCCGACCAATTCAAAGCATCTTCAATCAACTTTTCCGATACAATCAAAATTAACAAATATGGAGGTAAAACCGTCTATGCGAATTACAATGGAAGTCCTCTCCGTCTCCAGATGCCAAAGATGAACCTTCCTTTTGGAGTATCTAAATATCAAAATCCAGACAAGCCTGAGGAAATCAAGTATTCTCTTGAGATGTCCTTTGCTAATCTTCCCGACGGAATTTTATCAGAACTAAAAAAAATGGAAGATAAAATCATCTCCTTCGCAGAGGAGAAGTCAAAGGAGCTCTTCAAGAAGCAACAATCCAAGGACCTTCTTCTTGAGTTTTACAAATCCTTTATCAAGTACGCTGAATCCGAGGATGGTGAGCGTATTGAAAAATATGCCCCAAGAATGAAGGCTAAGATTTACAATGACGGTAAAATCTTCAAGGTAGATGCTTACCAAGCCGAGAAGGTTGATGGCTCTTATCCCAAGATTTCAATCACTGAAGACGATGTTGATGAAATCATCCAAAAGGGTGCTAAATGCGAGGCTATCATTGAATGTACTGGTATCTGGGTGGTTAATAAAACATTCGGGGTATCTTGGAAATTGGCCCAAGTGAAAATTCATCGCAACGAAAACCAATTGGCTGGGTATGCTTTTGACGACGGTGAAGATGACGAGGAACACGAAGAAGCAGAGGAACACGAAGAAGTTGAAGAAGCAGAGGAACCCGAAGAGGTTGAAGTCCTTAAAAAGGAAAAGCCAAAACGACGAAAGAGAGAAACCTTGGACCTTGAATTGTAATTAATATTTAATAATGTTTTTTCTATATGTAAGTTATCATGATAATAGAAATCATACTTCTTCTTGTAATTATTATAACATCAGCCATCCTATTCAAGGATACGCTCAATTCAATAACCATTATCAATTCAAACAATGCCCCTATAATTTTAGCAATAACTTTAGCTCTTCTGGCAGCTACTTCAATGTACAGTCTCTGGCAACGGGATATAGAATATCTATGTAAAAATACACAGGACCAAAAAGACCATATTAAATAAATATTTTTTTCTTCACCATCTTTATAATGGTAAAGAAAGGTGAAAAAACTTTGGATAAAATCAGGAAAAAATTATTGAAGGATAGTTTTAGAAATTACACATTTAACACGGAAATTAACAAAGACCTCTTGGAACATTATGAAGAAAGTCTTATAGAAGAAGCAAGGGAGAAGGTATTTTTAAATAAATTTAAGAAGATGAAAATTAATAAAGATGATTTTGAAATGGTAGATTCTATTTACGTGAAGCCCGATGCTTCATCAAAGTCTTCATCAAAGTCTTCAACCAATTCATCAAAATCACCGTCAAAATCTTCAACAAAGTCCTCAAAGTCTGAAGTTAGCCGAGGAAGTAGCAAAAGCAGCAAAGCCAGTACTAAAAACAGTAAACTCAGTAGTAAAGGCAGTAAAGGCAGTAAAAGCAGCAATATGGTTAACACGGGCAATAAAAAATACACATACGTAGACCACGAGGATTATGTATCCAGACCATTTTTAAACAATAGAGGTATCCCTGTCCGTATAAATACTTTATTGACTATGGAAAAATTACGTCAAAAGACAGAAACTCCAAAAATTCCTAAAAGATCAACAAAACCGTTTCCTGGCACGGAACAAAAAGGTCGTGGAATTGTAAAAAAAACAAGAAAACCAAAGAAGCCAGTGCTAAAAAAAAATATATATAAAGCAGGAAGTTCCGCAAAAGTATCTTTAGGTGGATTTGTATATAGAGGGGTATATGCAGGTGGAAAGGTAGTGAATGTAGATACAGTACAGGCTGATGTAGATATTATGAAAATTGAACGAGGACAGGTTGATATTGGTTCTGTGGTTGATTTCGTTGATTCTTTCGGAGATATGAAAAAGGGAAGAATTAGCAAAATACTGGGAAATCGTTTAACTATAAAATTCAACAAATCTCAAAAATACACTTTCCCAAAAGCCTCTATCAAAATCGTCGGTTCTATTTTTATATAATTTTTTTATAACCCTTTTAAAATATGGATTATATACTTCAAAAGGTTGTGCTCATTTTATTTATAATACTTTTATTCACTGAAAGACTTCCATATATGCCGATATCAGTCGTCTAATTCTTTTAGTACTACTTCGTCATCTTCGTCATCTTCATCTTCTTCTCCAAATAATAAAACGTCATCGTCTTTTTCGTCTTCTTTTTCATTGTCATTGGAATCTTGATCAGATAAATCGCCATCACTGTCTTTTGCCTTAGACTCCTGGTCTGAATCATCGCCGTCACTGTCCTTTTGCTTAGAAACTCTATCGGAATTATTAGACTCCTGGTCGGAATCGTCTGATAATTCAAGATTCTTTCTACACACCCTTCTTCCCATACATTCTTCTATTCTTTTAAATACACCCTTTAATGGAATATCCTTTTTTTTAGTCTGGGCCGCGGGAGCCTTAGTGATGGTCTTTTTCCTTGATTTTGATTTGGGCTTAGTATTTTTAATTGAATTTTTTATCAATTTTAAGTTATCCTCTCTGTTACATTCGCTTTTCTTGTAAATTGAGTATGAAAGATTAATAGAATCTATGAATTCTATGGATTCTTCTATTTTTTTTTCATCTATATCGTTTAGCCTTATGAAAATCCCGTTTGAATTGGTCGTGTAGTTTTCGGCATCAAGTATCTCAAATAACCTTTTATAAACGAATTCTTGATATTCTTTGGATAGTATATCAACCAAATGTTGTTTCCTGTCCATAGATTATGTTATTTGATATCTTAAACCTATTTTTTATATATTTTTTTTCTGTTGTTGATTATATGCATAACAAATCCTTTATGATCGTCCCGGCCATTTCCTTTGTCCTTGTTGTTTCTCATTTAAACCCTGCAATCAAGGATTTCTTTTTAGATAGTTTTATTATTTTCGTAATTGCAACATTGGTGTTTTATGACTCTAATAAAAACATTGTTCTATCAATGGCAGAAGGTTTCTTGACGGCCGTGTTTGTAAAATTAATCACGATGCAAGATGCATCAAAAAAAATCCAGGAAACTTATGAAAAATTTAGTATTCTATTCTCTACCACAGATTCAAAGGTTTCATGTAATGTCATGACAAAAAGCAAGTTGCTTGCTATGTATGGAAATGATGAAGCCAGATTAAGAAATGAAATGTACACCAACGGTATCCCTATGAACGTTGATATCAACGACGATAATGCTCCTAAGATTGGCACTTATCTTGAAATTTGTTAAAGAATTCTAAACATGTACCATACCCTTCCTCAATTGCCTTTGATTTTTCATAATTTGAAATATCAATGTTAAAAATACTCATTGAATTGGTTATAATAACTACATCGTACCCCAGAGCCTTGCAATTTTCCAATTCAAGGCTTTGTCCTTTTTTAAGAATACATGCATTTATTTGAAGTATATATTGTTCAAATGAGTTTATTTCAACGTTTTTATCAGGTGAAATTAGATAGAAACCAAGGGCTGTTTCAGGCTCGTGCAATTGTATAGGAAGATTTCTTGAAAAGCAGCCATCTATGAGGTAATCATCACCTATTTTATTGCTTTTCCAAATCAAGGGAATACTTGTTGATATTTTACAAGCAAGCGAAACCTTAAAGTCGGGTGTATTTTCATAATTTAAAACAACTTTACTACAGTCGTTTATTTTGCAGCATAGAAACGATAGTTTTACGCCTGTAATCTCGTATAGTTTTGAAAAGGTAATATCTGGATCAATTCCCTTTTTCTTTATCATTGCCTTGATAAATTTTTCTATTTTTTTCCCATCTGCTACGCCAAAATCCTCAAAGAAATTATCAAGATTAAAGTCTTCGAGTCTATGAAAATCTAAATTCAAAATAATTGATTTAACCTCCTTGTGAAGATATCCTATATTTATCAAAAGACCAAATACTGCACCTACACTCGTCCCTGATATATGTTTTACATCCTTGACTACATCATTCATCTCTAACCATTTTAATACGCCACAGAAAGAAATACCCTTCAATGCTCCGCCAGAAAATGAAAGAGACTCTATTTTCTTCATTAATATCATTATTAAAAAAAATTCTCTAAAAATACTTGTAAAATTATTTAGTTTTTTAGAGAAAAGGAGGTTCTGCTCAATCAAGGACTTGGTACTGCTAATTTTTCACCTATAAATCTATAAGTAAAATTGTTGTATGGCAATCCAGTTTCAAGTGCTTTATTCAGCGTCTTTTCGGATACATCTGGTCCATGTGTGCAGTGAAATTTACATGTATATTCATGGACCAATTCGCCATCCATATCAAATTTCCCAACACCATTGGTTTTATACAGCAGTGGAGCACCGTTTTTGTTTTCATAATCTAATCTGGTATTTTCATCACAATCTTGATATAACATGTAATAGTGATTTTCATATAATCTTTTGTTCATCACGACTAAATCAAGACTACTGGAAGACTTGCAATCATTCATTTTTGCTGCAGTCTTTCTATCTACATAAATTTTTAAAATGGTCGTCTTGTCTATGTCCAGTTTTGCAACATACCCGAGATTTTGATCTCTGCTATCCACGGTCGGTTCTATATTGGCCAAAACGTCAGGATTCTGGTCTCTCGCCACAAACGCCCATCTAAATCCTCTGTAAATGGTGTTTTCAGCAATGGCTTTATTAAGACTTGGTTTCTTCATTAGCGCATGGCCGTATTCTTTAACAACATCAGAAACTGTTTCATATGTCCTGATCAATGTCATGCTTTCAGGATTGATTTTCTGTACAAACTGCCCTAAGGTACCTAAAGGCTGATTGAAATTGTTTGTGATTTTTTTAGGGGTCTGTAGTTCTGTAATCAGTTTTTCAATTACATGGATCTTTTCTTCAAAAAATTGCTTTAAACTTTCATTTTCAAGTTTAATACATGCCAACGCTTCTTCCGAAATATCAATATTACCGGCTACTGGTTCAATTTTTCTTGACTGTAAAAGTTCATTGTATTTTTTTTCAAGTTTTAAATGCTCAATTTGTATTTTCAGGTATTCCTTTTCAATATCCCTGTATCTGTGAATATTATTATTGATCATATCGATGACCATTTTATAAGTCAAATCTCCTCCTATCAAAAACAGTTCTATTTCTTTCTCATGGCCTGCTAAATTTTTTACGGCATGTTTCTTGAGCCTGCTATGCATGTACTGTTCAAACTCATGCGATTTCTCAACTTCAAAACAATCCAGCAACACAGGCCCTCCGTAATGATTATATTTTACGCTATGTTCTTGAAATCTGTTTTTAATACCTTTAATGCTCTGCCCCAATTTGATAACGTAACTACCATCATCATTATCTTTGATTTTTATAATATAAATTATGTTTTTGTTACAGTATCCATACTGAGATAATAGCATTTTTTGACGCTGATTACATACGCCTTCATTTAAAAGTTTATTTTCCTCTTGATCTTCTTGCTGGTCGCGTATCAATTTTTCGACTTCCTCGTCCATAAGTTCTCCTGACATTTTCAAAAATTTCTTTGCGTTTGGCTTCTGGCTATTTAATAATAATTTATAGAGACCATTCGATGATATGAAGATCACTTTTTGCAACCCTCCATTTGTTTTGATTTTGATTGGTTTTTTTTCATCCTCATTAAAGTCGTGAATAGAAGATCTAATCCTTTTTATATCCAAGATTGTAGCGATATCATCAGCCCTGAACCAAAATGTACAGTTATCAGGGTCTTCGATGATGGATACTTTTTCGTCGTTGAATAATTTTACAAGGCAGTTTTTATTGATGGGATTGTTCATTATACTATATTATAGTTAGGTTTTTATCTT